ATAAATACTTATGGACGAAACTCTGTCTGCGGGATCTCGACCGCTATGTCCATGAATGCGCGGGGCGTTGTCCGCGATGTCGCAAGGATCTTTGAAATCCCTTTTCCGGAAGCCAATGAGTTTGCAAAAGGGATTTATCAAAAAGATACCAAGGTCAAGATCCTTGATGAGGTGTTTAGCGGGACAGATGGCAAAAGATTTAAATCAAAATATCCAGATGAAGCCGATCTTATGTTAAAGTTGGAAGGTCAGATCAGGGGCGCTGGTCAGCATGCGGCGGCTGTGATAATCTCTGATCAGGATCTCACAACCGGTACCAAATGCGTCCTGGTAAAAAGATCTGGCAAGATTGTCTGCAACTGGGATATGTCAGATGCGGAATATGTCGGTCTGATCAAATTTGATTTTTTGGGATTGGCAACTCTATCTGTTTTAAATGAGGCAATGCGATTGATCCATAATATCCCGCTCGAGCGATTTCACTATGACGATATCCCGATGGATGATCGAAATGTCTTCCGGATGCTATCCGATGGGAACACGGCGGGGATCTTTCAATTGTCCGCATGGGTGTCGACCGAGCTATGCAAAGAAATGGGAATTCAATCCTTTGATGATATCGCAGTGATCCTTGCCATCGTCAGACCGGGGCCTGCCGACTCGGGAATGACCGAGGAGTATCTCGCCAGGAGAAAGGGAAAGCGCTGGACAAAAAAGCATCCGATATATGAGCGGATCACGAAAGAGACCTTTGGCATGATCATCTATCAAGAACAGATCATGCAGGTGATCAGTCAAGTCGCTGGACTCTCTGAATCGGATGCCGACAAGATCCGCAAGATCATCGGAAAGAAAAGAGATGCCAAAGAGTTTTTGCCTTTTAAGGAAAAGATCATTCAGGGATGCAAAGAACAAGATACCCTTTCGGTCAAAGAAGTCGAGGAATTCTGGGATACATTACAAGAACACGCAAAATACAGTTTTAACAAATCCCATTCAATACAATATGCGACGATCGCTTATCAGACCGCATTCATCAAACATTATTATCCGGCGGAATTTATATGCGCCACATTATCCTATGGAGAGTTCGATGAAAAGTCCAAAGACAAAGCAAAATGGCGACAGTCGATCATCAATCTCGCATTGGAAAAGGGATTTCAGATCTTCACTCCAAAAGTCGACATTTCAGATGGTACCCGATGGCTCACAAAGGATGATCGATTATATGCGCCCTTTGCAGAAATCAGTGGGATCGGTCCAAAGCAGGCAGATGAATTGGCCAAATCACGGACAGCGCGGAATAAGGGCTTTTTTGATGACCCTGCCCTTTTTACACGTCCTGCTGATAGGAATACTGCGGTATTATCCGCGATCTATGCCTTTGACAAGGATAAAATCCCCGAACAAGAAATCATTAAAGAGCATTTTGACTTTAATGTGGAAAACAATCCCCAGATTCAATACTATAATCTTGTCAAGATCCTTGGTCATTCGATATCAGAATCGGATGCGGATAAGTGGAAGTCGCTGGATATTTCTCAAACAACCGCTCCAAAGGGATTGATCAGGCGGGCGAGAGCAGGGCATGGCAATTTGATTAACTGTTGCAAATGCGGATTGATCAGCGAAGGCAATCGTCCTGTCCGGCCATCGCCAGGAATGTATAATGTTATCATATCGGGAGAGGCGCCCGGACCGGATGAAGATAAATATGGTCGGGGATTTTATGAAGATGCGGTTGCCGGTAAACTGCTCTGGGATGAGCTGGCCTTTCATGGGTTGAGCAGACAACTATTTCATGTCACAAACATATGCAAATGCTATCCCAAAAAGACCAGGACCCCAAAGCAGGAACATATCGACGCATGCTGGCCATGGTTCATAGAAGAGCTGATCCAATTAGATTGCCGTCTTATTTTGGGGATCGGAAATACATCCTTGCTCGCATTCACTGGACGCAAGGGCGGGATCACCGATCTATCCGGCACGACCGAGTGGATTGAGAAACTGGAAGCATGGGTCTGCTGGTGCTTGCATCCTGCGGCTGTTGCTCGCAAAGGATCAAATCGTAAATATTTTGAAAAAGGGATTGAGAATTTCTCAAAAAAATTTGAGTTGTTATGTTAAAAGGTCGATAATCCAAATGGAACAATGCGTCCATCGAATAATGAAAAGGACTTGCGCTCTTTGTAGGGATAAAAATAATGATGATATCAGCAAAGAAGATGTGAAAGATCTTTTTGATGAGATCAATGCCGATCAGGATCAAAGCGAATCAGTATGTGATCAGATCCAAAAAAAGAATAAGGAGAATTCCAAGGGCAAACAAAAAAGATGGAGTGGCGAAGATGATCAATTCTTGCGGGATAATATCGATAAAATGAGCAATCAAGAAATGGCGAATGAACTGGGAAGGACTCAAGCGGCAGTCGCCTTTCGATTAGTAAAACAAAAGATTAAGCGCAAGCCCAAATCCAAAAACCTTCGCCGGGCTATGATACTGCCCTTTACTATCTGGGTAAACTCTGTCCTAAAGAACATCAATATATAGATACTAATAAAAGCCTGCGTCACAAGAATAACCGGACTTGTATCGATTGCAGAAACTTAGATCCGACATCCCTCAAGATCACGGTCAATTTTTCCAATCATCTCGATCTTTGGGATGAGATAAAAGAGATCGCAAAGAAGCGTTTAAGAACACCAGAAAACCAAATCCTATGGATGATCAAACGAATTCAAGATCATGGTAAATTAAAGGAGATGGAATGAACATGCCCGCGCCAGGACGGTTACTAATCGAATCCGCATTTGCGATAAAGCCCGAGTTGCTTTGCGATAAGTTGCTCAATCTTAAACACAAGAGGTCGGAGATCGATCGTCAAAATGCATATTGGTCAGCGGCCCCGGACATAAGATCCACTCTTGCAAAAATAAAAGATGGTATGGGGACTCCGATTTATACCATGGATATCAAGCCGGAGTTTAAAAGAGTCTGCCAGGATTGCAAACAAAATGTATATGAGGTGATCACCCTTGAATGGATCTTTGGTCTTCCCGTGCGCTGGGACAATGCAAGCGGGCGGATCGAATTAATGAGGAGGGATGTCTCAGTGTACCAAATATCCGCAAGTCTATTACTCGTCAACGAATTATCTCGATTGAATATATAAATGAAAATGGTACTCCGATGGCATGCGATTTAAAAAATATGGATGCGGTGATCGTTCAGCATGAGATCGATCATATTAATGGGTTAACCATCCTAAGCAGTAGAAAGAACCGGAGAAAATTCGATGAGCCAAAAAAGAGCCAAACTGATTAGACAGACAATTGCGTCCAATCCAGATTTGACCCCTGAAGGGAAATTGATCGTCCACGAGCGGGTTAAAAAGGCCAGAGCCACCCGCAAGATCAAGTCCATGATCCCCAAGAATCAAAGGATCGGATCGAAAAAGCGAAAGGCGGGAGAATCGATCAAAACCTATCGGGCGCGTCGCAAGATCACCAATGAAAGGAAAAGGAGTAAGAATCGTGATCATGGACATAATCAAACAGGAGCTGATCAACCTGAAAGTTGATCTGGCCAATATTATCAGATTCATATTCAAAAGGGTCTGGGGATTTCTCAAGGGGATTCTAAAATGAAATGCAAAATGTGCGACCGTCAGATAGAAGCAGGCGACGTGAGGGCTTTTATCAAGGATTATCCGCATGGTCATGCCAAGCATGTAATCGTCAGATAGATTGCCCCAGGTGCGGAGAGATCGTCCAAGCCGCCGTCAAAAGATCAAGCTTCTCGGAATATGATCCAAAAGACAAGGTGATCTCGGCGGGGATCAGGACATTTCCCCGATAGCATTACAGCAGATAATTATAGTCTGCAAAGAGGTGACCCAATGCCGACAATTTCTTTCGGCATATGAATTGGAAATGATCGATGATACCGTGCGCAGGTATAGGCGCTGGGGAGATCAAATGAGATTGTCCCAAAGGCAGTTCAATATCATTGGTCAGATCAAGGGTAAATTGTTTATCGGAGGGTAAAATGATTGCAAGAAACGATGGCACCGGAACCGATGGAAAGATACATTATATCGTGACATCCAATAATGTCACAAGGGCTGACGGCGATGTATATTATAGAGAAGCGATCGTTGTCGTAGATCAATTCGCAGAGGCGCTTAGCATGATGGCAAAAGCGGTAAGGGAAACAGAACGATTTGCCGCCGAAATGATCGAGGCGCTCAAGGATATATTGATCGATCAGGGATCATTCTTCTGGAATCCCCGATATCAATATGCGCATTGCTCGGCTCAATTATCCGGCAAATGGCTCCCGCATATCATGAATCGCAGATTGATGTTTTCAAGATCTGGATGGACTCGCAGGCCTAAATCGTGGGGATAGGAAATAAATGGGATTTGTAAAAGGCGAGACTCCACCATTCAAATTTAAATGCGATCAGGGACATCGCCATCAATTTGAGCATACGGTCAAAAATTGTTGGTGGTGCAAGAAAAAGGATGTTCCCCGAAATCAGCCCGGGAAATCTTTTTTATATGGTCACATAAGGCATCTTCATGAAAAGGAGTTAATCCCGATTGAAAATAATATCCGGAGGGATTGGCAATCCCAACAAGGCAAATTATTCAAAGGCGATGTCGAGATCACAAGCCGATCAGGAATCAAGATGGGAAATTTTTATGAAACCATGACCGCATGCCTATTCGGCGGGCGAATTGTAAAGTCCCCAGCAGAGATAGGCACCAGGGCCAATGGCAATCCCCGAGAGGTCGTGCCGGATATCATATGCGATGAAAGAAAGCATCTGATCGAATCCAAGGCGTGCCGACAAAGATCGCATTTAAATCTCTATGACAATCAAGTAAAGGGATATATGACCGCATCCAAAATCAAAGGGTATAAAGCACGCTTTGCTATTTGGAGGCATGGATTTCAGGGCATCCATAAATACAAGGGCTCTTTGATCGATCTGTATAATGGGATCGCCAATTGTACTTATGCTGGATTGATCCTACCCTTAAAGCTCGTGACGGATCTTTGGGAGCATGAGCAATTTAAGAAATATCATCGGCCGGATCATCTGGGTAGTTTGACGGCCTTGCGGAGCAAATTCATAAATCACTTGATCATCGATCCAGTTACCGCATTGACTGATATCAATCTTGATCATCGGGAATACATAATTGAAAGGTGGCTATCGCCTAAAGAATTGATGATAGAGAATGCGCCGGTCCCGCAATTTCCATTGCTGATAATCAGAAATGTTGTCCCTGATATCTGGACAACTGGGGAGGCGCCATTTTGAAAACGATTAAAGATACCGATGGAATCGAATATGCGATCCTTGATGTGACGACTAAGCATCAAACAGATGATGCGGTCTTATTTGACTATGATGGAAAAGATACTTGGATACCAAAATCGGTCATGGAGGATTGGCCGGACATCGGGGATAATGGAGAAGCAATGGTCAAAATGTGGTTTGCAGTCGAGAAGGGGTTAGTATGATCACTCCAATTGCGAGAAACCCACAATATTGTTGCGATGGATTTGAATGGTATGGGGATCATTTGAGATGCGTCAATTTAGAGCTGACCGCGAATCTGGAATATAAATGTGGAGAAGGCATTCCAATGGATGAGGATCAAATGCCGCCGGAAATGGATTGCCATCGACGAATTGAAATGGATACCGCCAAAAGCGTTTTATCCGAGGTCGCTTTTGTCTTTTCTCCAAGGAGAAGTTAACATGATTTACACATCTTATTTTGCGAAATCGGCTCATCTGGATAATGCGATCTGTATTACCATTACAACACCCAAATTTTTCAAGGGAGAATCATATCATGACTTAGCGCCGACCGGTCGATTGATGATTGGATATAAAAGCGGTAAGATCACTAAAAAGGAATATCGAGCCGCGTATTTCAAGTTGCTTTTTGATCGGGGATTAGATCCCGTTAAAGTGGCAGCAGATCTGGATGGTAAAGTGCTATTATGCTGGGAGAGGTCCAATGCATTTTGCCATCGGCATCTTGCCGCCGAGTGGCTCAATAGAGCCGGATTTAGAACAAAGGAGTTATCATGAAATCAAAAATGATCAACTTATTACGGGATGTTTGCATATTCATCGTGGATGATATTATAATCAATGGTATCGGCGGTAGTCTGGTTTATATATTTAGCAAAGCCATGGCGCACGAAGAGAAGATACGGATAATGGGATATGCGCTGATGTATGATAATCCCAAAGGAACAAAGGCGTTTGAAATGCTAAGCAAAAAAACCCAGCAACGGGTTTTAGATATAAAACGTAAAGAAAAAGAAAAGGAGAAAACAACATGCCCCTCCATTTAGATTATAGGCCCCCGGACTTCGGTTCATTTATCGGGAATGAATCCCTGATCGATTCCCTGACCTCCATATTTGTCAAAAGGGAAGCAGACTATCCCCATGCGATTTTATTCCATGGCCCAAGCGGATGTGGAAAGACGACTCTTGCAAGGATCATTGCCGGACATTTGGGATGCCCTGAAAAGATCGATGGAGCGATCAACTCTGATTTTGTGGAAATCAACGCGGGAAACAATCGGGGAATTGATACCGCGCGGGAAATCCTTGAAAATATGAATTTCAAACCATGGATGGCGGAATCCCGGGTCTGGATCATTGATGAAGCCCATCAAACAACAAAGGATTTCCAAAACGCCATGCTCAAAGCATTGGAGGATACGCCATCCCATGTTTACTTTATCCTTTGCACGACCGAGCCTGAAAAGATTATCAAGACCATCCGCAATCGATGCTCAAAGTTCGAAGTTAAATCTTTATCAGATAATCAGATTGTTGATCTGATATGGCACACAGCAAAGGCCGAAGGAATTGAGGATATTTCAAATGATGATCTATCCTCCATGGCCAAAGCCGTCGAGGGATGTCCCCGAGAGGCTCTTGTCCTATTGGATCAGATTATTGATCTCAATCCCGATCAGATATCCAGAGCCATTCAGGAATTTAAAACTCAAGAAGCCCAGGTGATCGATCTTTGCCGCGCGCTTGTTTATGGAAAGTCCTGGGACGTGATTCAAGAGATAATCAAGGGAATTGATGCAGAGCCCGAGAAGATCAGGTATGCGGTAATCAACTATGTTGCATCAATCGTGTTAAATCCAAAGAATCGAAAAGGGGATCGGGACAATGCAAGATTAATATTTGAATGCTTTAAAGAGCCCTTTTTCTATCAAGGAAAAGGCGCGATTGCATTTGCCTGTCTGGAGGTGGTTGATCCGATATAAAGGGGTTGTGGACAAAGGGTAAAGTCGACAGATAATCTGTGTCAGCGTTAATAGCGCCTATTGATGATGCTACCTCAAGCCGCTCAAATGGTTATTTTTCCATCTCTGATCCGGCTTAAGCTACCTTAAATAAAGGAGCATCCGAGGGTGTATGATTCAATAGTTGTGGGTTCGAATCCCACCAGCCCCACCATATAAGTTAATAATACGGGTGTCCGGTTTATAATAAATTAAAAGGAGGAAAAATCATTATGTTGGATGAATTTAAATGGGATCATATAGACTTTGAAAACGATCTCGCAATCGATCCCGATGAGCTGGATGAGGAGTGGTTAAAGCATCCGATGCTATTTGCCAAGTACTCCAACATGGCCAGCGATCTGGAACGGATTGCCAAAAAGGCCCACGAGCATGTCAAGGTGACTCGTTCCCGATTGATCAGGAATTATAAGAAAAAAGAGCCAAAAGCGACCCAGCAACAAGTCGAAGGGCATTATCGGGAACATCCCGATCATCTCAGCGCAAAGGAGATAATGATCGATGCCGAGTACGATCATTCAATGGCTCGCAATGCCGTCTTTGCATTTACCCATAGGCGGCAAGCCCTGGAGAATCTTGTCAAATTGATTCTACAGGATTGGTTCTCCGCCCCCAGAGATCCCAAAGTCATAAAGGGAGGTAAGCGCCTGGTGGATATGAAAAGGAGCGAGACGAGTGAAAAGGTAAGGGCCGCTACTCAACCCAGATCAAGGACTCGAACGCGATCAAAATGAATCCTTTAGAGATTCTAAATGCTATATGTGGCGTACTTGCAATACTGATCCTCGGATCTCTTTTGATCCGATGGATTTTCAAAATCATTTTTAAAACTTACTTTGAAATAAAGGAGAAATTCGATGGCAAAAACAGCGGCAGAAAGAAAAGCGGCGCTCCGGAAAAGGACGGGACAGGCAGTTCAGACAAGGGATAAAAAGGGCCTTGGTAAAAAATCAGTTTTGAGCCTTGACCGGCTTCCGGAAGGTAAAATGATGAATAGCTGGGAGGTCAAATCAGGCAAGCCGACAAATCTAATTGATCTTCTCCCCTTTGTGATCACCCAGTCATGGTATAAGGATCTACGAACATTTTCGGGATTACCTACAAATCTTGATGTCGATATGTGGGATTACAAATTAGAATTGCCGGTGCATCGCAATATCGGCGAGAACAACGATGTCTTCTTATGCCTCCGATTGGCTTTTGGCCGGAAGTGTCCGGTCTGCGAGGATCTATCCGCCGAATACGATAAAAAAGAGCCGGATGATAAAATTATCAAGGCGCTCAATCCGTCCTGGCGTTGTTATTACAACATATATGATTACGACGAGCCGGAAAAAGATATCCAGCAATGGGAGGATGTCAGTTATCATCTATTTGAAAAGCATATGCTGGAGGATGCTGAGTTGAGTGACGAGGGATATGTCGCCTTCTCCGATATCGAAGATGGTAAATCCATCGAGTTTCGGGGCAAGGAAAAAGCTCTTGGCAAAAACACTTTTATCGAAGCGCAGGCATTTAACTTTTTGGACCGAAAGCCCTATGATGAAAATATCGTAAATGACACACTCAGTTTTGATATGTTGGTCATTATCCCAACATATGAAGATGTCGCCGCCGCGCATCATGAACTCGAAGGATATGACACTCCAGATGAGACCCGTGGTGCGGCTGATGCCGGATCAGATACCGGATCAAGGGAAAGGGAGCGTCCGAGTCGTGACAGGGGAGATCGTCCTGATCGATCCAGACCCTCTCCAGATGAGACAGATAAAAAGCCATGGGAGGATAAAAAGTGTCCCGAAGGTCATGAATTTGGAGTAGCCTGTACCAAAGAGGCCGAATGCCAGACTTGCCCTGAAGATGCATATGCAGCATGTCTTAAAGAGGCTGATGAATTGGAGAAAGGGCCAGAGACTCCTGCCGATGAGCCCGCCCCTGAAAGGACTCGGACTCGCACGACTACGGCCTCTGCCGATCGTCCGGCAAGGGAAAGAACTCGCTCCCGATAAAAAAGGATAAAAATGACAACGACTCCGAAAGTTAAATGGCTCCGTACTCCCGAGGCGAAAAAGATGATTAGCGATGAGGGATTCGGGAAAATTAGCCACTGGGCTTTGATCCGGTGGATTGATCAATATAGTCTGGGGAGAAAAATCGGTGGGCGATGGTTTATCAATGAGGCTCGGCTCCTTGCTTTTTTACGTGGAGAACTTGAAAAGAAAGGGGAGGGCTCATGAAAAGGACAAGGGAGCGTCCAGCCAGAAGAGAACGTCCTACCAGAAGCCCATTATCTGAGCAAGTTGAAAAATCCGCGGGTCGAAAGATCGAGCCGAGAAAGATCGATATATCGATGCTTATTCCATCCGGTTCCGCCATGCTTAATTGCGCCTGTTCGGATAATGCTCATGGCGCTTATGGTCTTGGTAAAATCGTGACTTTGCCAGGAGCATCGGCATCCGGCAAGACTATCCTTAAACTGACCACTTTTGCTGAAGCAAATCGACAAAAGCGATTTGATGAATACGATTTCTATTATGATGATGTCGAGGAGGCTCTTGAATTTGATATGGAATATCTTTTTGGTCCATCGACCGCCCAAAGGATCTTGCCACCGGATGGTACATGGGAAGGGCCAAATCCATCGGATACGATTCAGGATCTACAAAATAATATCCTCCGCATCGTCAAAAGAAAAAAACCATTCATCTATGTCCTGGATTCCTTTGATGCATTGACGACCGATGAGGAATTGGAAAAGGAGTATCGCAGATTACTCGCAAAGGCGAAATCGGATAAAGCGGCGGCAGAGATTGCTGGATCATATCATACCGAGAAGGCAAAGATCGGCGGTAAGGTCTTGCGGATGATCAAAAAGGAACTGAAAGTTCTCAATTCGACCCTGATCATCGTCCAGCAGATTCGCGCAAAGATCGGGGCGACATTTGGCCCGAAAACGGGTACCTCGGGAGGATATGCCCCGGAGTTCTATTCTACTCATCGGATATGGTTAAATAAGACCGGCAACATTACCGAGGAGGGATTAAAGATCGGATCAAAGGTCAATGCCGAGGTCAGAAAAAACAAATTGACCGGCAAGATCAGAGATGTCAATTTTGATGTCTATAATGACTACGGGGTGGATGATATCGGCTCCTGCGTCGACTTTTTAATCACACGAAAGCATTGGCCGAACGATGTCGATGGTAAGGGAAAGAAAAAACCAAATACTTTTGTGATTGAGGAACTGGGAATCACAGGAATGAAATCCCATATAAAAGATACGATTCGATCCGATCATGATTTAGTCAAGCCCTTATATGACATGGTTCATGAGTGCTGGAATATAAGGGAAGATGCGGCCCGATTGGATTGGCGGAGCAAATATGAATAAGGGGGGTAAAAATGACCGAAATATTTAATAATCCAGAAGAAGAACCGACAGATCCAAAGGAAAAGATCAAGCCGAAATATATCTCAAGGATCGGATTTGAGGAGGTTCCGATCCGCAGGGGATTTACCGAAATCCAACATTTATGGTTTATGCTTGAACCTTATATTGTTCGCGATGACTGTATCATCTGTGGCGGCTATGTCCGGTGGATGGCCCCTCCTCATATGAACCCCGCCCCTGCCGGTGACATCGATTTATATTTCAGGGATCAGGACTTTTTTGATCTGGCAAAGGGAATGTTTGAAAACGAGAAACTTGAGATCAAATTTGAAAACGAGATCTGCATATCATTTAAAAAGATCGATGATCGGAAAAATCAATTCTTTGGAACTCCTCAAGTCCAATTGATCAAGCCGGTGATCGATGGGGCGATCGTTGCTACCGGCACGATGAAAGAGATCCTTGAGAATTTTGATTTCACAATCGTCCGTGCAGGATTGGTTGCCCCAGATCTTGCCATGGTCGATGCCGATTTTCTCCATGACGAAGAGAAGAAGATCCTGCGGATCAAAAACATCCATTGCCCGATATCATCCACCCTGCGATGCATGAAGTACTCCCGCAAGGGATATTGGCTCCCGCCGATGCAATGCTGTCGGCTCTTTTTGGACTGGCAGGATCGGACAGAGGAATATCGGGAAAAGATCCTTCATTTCTTGACCGAGGCGGATAAGGGTGAGGGATTGACCCGAGAACAGATCGATGAAATGGAAAGATTGATGAGGATTGATTGATGAACGTAAAAATATTTAAATACCCACTCCAAATGATATTTACAAATCAGCAGATTGCAATTCATGAGCATGCCGAAATTTTGACGATAAGATGGCAGGGCGAGAGACCCGTTTTATGGGCGATGGTTCCAATCGCATCCATCTTGACAAAATCCCAGACCAAAAGATCTTTTATAATTTATGGTACTGGAGATCCCTTTGATGATTTTGGATTGAAATATATCGGGACATGCTTTGATGATAAACTCAGTGAAGTATGGCATATATTCGAGGCGACAATATGAAATCAAAACCAAAAGATCTTGTGGAAGCGGTGCAAATATTATTAATTTATGAAGGGGTCGATGAATTCGCTAATGGTGATCCGATAAATTATCATCATGCCCTCGGACGACAAATAAGAAATGATTGGCAACTCTGGGATCAGACATCCGCCCTGCATCAATTCTTTAATTCTATCGGCATCCATCACGTCGATGATATGTCGGGGATCATTCTTGACACCTTGCATCGGATCTTAAATAAAAAGCCGGTCGATTTAAAAGGGCAGATCGATAGATATCCAAAATACTGGGAAGGCCCTGACCGTTATATGGAACAAGGGCGATGCGTATATCCAGATCCAACAAGATAAAGCTGAGTAAAAAATGAGATTATTTGAGCGGACAACAAAAGCAAAACCCGAGGATATTATAAAGGTCGATCATCCCGATATACATTTATATATCGGGATTGACCCAGGGGTCAGCGGAGCAATAGCCGCAATCGATCAAAAGCAAAATGTCCTCTTGCTCAAGGATTGGCCTGGTGATGAGATTGGCGCCGCAGACATCATAAGAAAATTAGTTCGAGATTACGATGCGGATATCAAAGCGGCGCTCGAAAAAGCGCAGGCCGTCCCAGGTCAAGCAACCATAACAAAAGGTAAATTCGGCGGAGGACCGAGCCCCCGCAGTCAATTTAAATTCGGGACAAATTTCGGGATCTGGAGAGGGGTCTTGGCGGCATTCCAAATCCCTTTTGGTTTACCTCATCCTAAAACATGGCAAAAGGGAGTCTTGGCCAAAGCGCAGGATAAAAAGCCGGCAATGGCAGCGGCATCCAGAATGTTTCCAAAAGCCGAGATATATGGCCCGAGGGGCGGCAAAAAGGATGGGCGGGCGGATGCTTTGCTCATCGCTGACTGGTGTAGACGGCAATTCATATGATTTTCACAGGCGTCCCAGATGCCACCATATTGGACGATCGTGACATGGTGACGATACTAAGTTAAAGTCTCGGGTGCGCAAGATATAGAGGATATTTGATATGAATGATGAAATGAGGACGAATATAATGGATAAGGCGATCACTCTTCATCGCGAAGGATTTGACCCGAGTCAAGTGGAATCGTCAATATTGGCTTTGTATAATAAAGAGAATACCGGTAATGTCAAAAGGGTAATCCAGAGCACGATTGAAATGCACGACTCCCTGATCCTTTCGATTGATGAGTGCGGGGGCAGTGGCTGGCCCTGGATCGAGTTAAAAGATATGACCATATTGACTCTTTTCTCCAATCTGGCAACCAATGGCGTACCGATTCTATTTTGTCATGATAGCAAAAAGGACAAATCTAAATGATCGATTCGATTCAGGGATTCAATTTTCAATCCCATAAGGAAACAATCCTTGATCTGCATCCAGGGGTCAATGTCGTTATCGGCCCATCGGATTCGGGAAAGACAGGGATCACATCCAGATTGCTTGACTGGGTCTTTAATAATAAACCATCGGGGGCAGGAATGTGCTCCCACTGGGGCGGCAGGACATCCGGCCTTGTCGATCTGACCGAGGGATACCTGATCGGGCGATATCGCGAAGGGGACCAAAACCTTTATACCTTAACAGATGCCGATGGAAAGGAAGTCGAGTTTAAGGCATTTAAACAAAGCGTCCCTGATCAGATCAAAGAGATCCTGAATATATCAGGAGTCAATTTTCAATTTCAGATGGACGGACCTTTTCTGATCGGGCAATCTCCCCCAGAGGTCGCCCGATATCTAAACAATACGGTCAATCTAAACGTGATCGAATCGGCGACGACCAATATCCGCAAAAGGATCAGAATAGAATCAACAGAGCAGGATGTGGCAAATAATGATATCGATCAATTGACAATCGATCTGGATTCTCTTAAATGGATCGATGAGGCGGATGCCGAGTTATCCAAATTACTGACGGAGAAGAATCAGATCGAAAGGCTCAAAAGGGAGTGGATCTCATTGTCGGTCTTGATTAAAGATTTGGTCGACCTTGAGAAATTTAGGGCGCAATATCAAAAGATCACTAAATATCATATGCCCTGCGAGGATCTTTTATTTGAGCTATCAGAAATTGAGAAGGCGCAATCAATATGGAATCAATTGGCAGGGATGATCAGTGGTCTTGAAAGGATGCAATCGGAACTGGATAAGATCGGAAAAATATCTCAACATGAAAATCAGGTCGATGATCTTTTCTCTCAATTGATTGATATCGATGAAATCAGAAAAGACTTTAACAAATTATGGGCGCTGACCAATGAGGTCAGGAGAGATGAGATAATCCTTGATCAAACTCGGGAACTGATCCAGCATGAAGACATGATCAATGATCTTTTTACTCAATCGGGGGAGATCAACGCCCTCAAAATTAATATCAATAAACTAAAAAGTTTTCGATCCGAGATCAGCCAGATGCAATTTGATCTGGACTCAATTCGGATGGAGCGAAAAGAATTGGAGAATAGTTTCGATGCGCGAATGCCAGATACTTGCCCATTATGCGAAAGGAGCTGTGACTGTGAGCACTAACTGCGTCGTATGCATTAAAAGGGATCGGGACGGATTAGATGGGATGTGCGAGCCCTGTCGATCATCCACTCATGGATATCAAATATCCATCGAGACCCCAGAACAATGCCATTACTATGAATCGCACAAACTCGATTTTGACGGATGCCCTGTGACCCGAGGGGATGAAGATGTCAATGTTTCTGAAGGATCGGTCTGCTCATCCTGTTTTTATTTTAAGGGTTTGGAGTTTGGATAAATGAAAAGGACTACTTTTCCATTTTGTAAATGCGGATGCATGGAGCGGGTTGAAAAGAACAAGCAAAATAAAAAATGGAATAAATTTATTAATGGGCATAATATGAAAACCCCAGAGGCCCGTAAAATTCAATCCGAAGCCAAGGTAGGCAAAAACCATCCCTATTATGGTCAGAAGCGACCAGGGCATGCGATTATCATGACCGGCCGTAAGCGCCCTGCAAAAGCTGTAATAATAGAGCAAGGGGCAATGTGAATATACCAAAAGAATATTGGGTTGATCTTTATCAAAAATTAATGACCGAAAAACATAGCTATAAATATGACTAAATTTAAAAGAACGAGAATTAAAAAAGTTGATGCGATATTAATGGCAGATCCTCATATCGGATCAACCATCCCAGAATGTCGAATGGATAGTTTTTTTGATGCGAAAGAAAAAAAACTGGATAAAATTCTTGATCTATCCAAAAGATATGAATGTCCAATTTTAATTGCTGGGGATATTGGAGATAAGCCACAATGGAAAAACTGGCTCCTGGAATGGATCATCGGAAAATTTTATGGTCACAACATTATCGCAATCCCCGGTCAACATGATCTACCAAACCATCGCCTTAGTTTATGGGAAAAGTCTGGGATCGGAGTTTTAGCGGCGGCGGAAGTAATTACATTGCTCGGCCCGCATGATTTGGCATCCGACATAATCATGGATAGTTTTCAGATAGATGCATTTCCATATGGAGAAAAGATCCATAAAGTTGCTTTGCCTAATAAAAAATTGATGCCGAGAAAAATCGCCATGACCCATCAGATGGTCATCGAAGATAAAAAATTATGGCCGGGGCAGGATGCTCCAAAGGGACATCAGCTCCTGAAAAAATATCCCGAGTACGATTTGATATTATCCGGCGATAATCATCAGCCCTTTGTGGTCGAGCATGAAAATCGGCTCCTTGTCAATCCTGGATCGATGATGCGGATCAGGGCAGATCAAATAGATCACCGTCCTCGCGTCTATCTTTGGGATGCTAAACAGAATAAAGTCGAGCCGGTTTTTCTCCCGATTGAGAGCGGAGTCGTCAGCAGGGATCATATTGAAAAAAAGGAAAACCAGGACTCCAGAATGAGCGCTTTTGTCACATCGCTTGATCGGGATTATGAAATCGGACATCTTTACAAGGATAATTTAAAAAATCATTTTGCGGCAAATCGGACTCGTCGAGAAGTATCCGAAAGGGTCTGGGAATCTGTCGAAGGAGAAGAAAAAAATGAGTGAGTCCAATATCCAGACCGATGCCCGAGAGCAATTGCTCTCGATGAAAAATCAGATCGAAAATGCCAAAATCGAGGAGTCAAAATTGGAAGGAAAAATCGATACTGTCACGGGTCAGATGACAGATCAATTTAAGGTTGACTCCATCCAAAAAGCCGACGAAAAATTAAAAAAAATGGATCAAGATCTTGGTGTCAGAGAAAAATCATTTAACAGCGCATTTTCGGATTTACAAGGGTCATATGACTGGGAGCAATAAAAACGGCTTATTTACGATATCTATGCGTCTCATTAACAGCCCGATCTTTTCGTCCGACATTCATTATGGACGGGTGCCGCGATCGCAAGATATAGAGGCGCTGGACCCGCGGTTGAGTAAACGCACTGATATCGTGGGTTTGCGGGGATTTTAAAATGTCCGCTAATCGCTCATAACTCGGTCTAATCACCGCTAATCGGACATTTTTAAAACCGCGGTCTTATAACTAATTGATTTAATAGTCGATAAAAAGGGATCATGAATATTCACAAATTAAAGAGCCTTTTGGATGAGAAAAAAGGAGTCAGAAAATCCAAAAAAGAGGATCTAAAAAATGCAAAATCCCGAGCCGTCGAGGCAAGAAAAAATCTGCGATTTTCTGAGATGGCAGAAAAGATAATTCGGGAGGTCGCACTCCAGACTCAACGACAATTGGAATATCATATTTCTGAATTAGTCACCCTATCCCTTGCCGGTATTTTTCCTGATCCATATGAGTTGCATGTCGAGTTTGTGGAGCGCAGAAAAAAGCCGGAGTGCGATGTCTTATTTAAAAAAGGGGATCAATTTTTTCATCCCATGAGATCGGTCGGGGGCGGGGCAGTGGATGTCGCATCCATCTCATTAAGATTTGCGATGTGGTCAATCAGACAGCCGCGGACACGGCCCTTTCTATTTTTTGATGAGCCATTCCGTTTTCTCAGCAGAGACCTCCATTACAAAGCGAGTATGATGCTCAAGGAGATATCGGAGCGGCTCAAGATCCAGATCCTTATGGTCAGCCATAGTCCTGATCTTATCGAAGGAGCGGATCGGGTATTTGAGACATCAATCAAAAATGGAGTGTCATCTGTCGGAACATTGGAGGAGTCAATGACCAATGAGATAAAGATATAATAAAAATCCATCCCGATTAGTTTTAGAAGCTTTTATCGGATCATGTCCAGAAGGCATGGAAGCTTCTCATTTGGATGGTGACAATCGAAATGATCGACTATCAAATTTAATATGGGAATCTCATATTGATAATGAAAAAAGAAAAGTAGCTCATGGAACTATAAATCGAGGAGCACGGAACGGAGGGGCCAAATTAACAAGGGATCAGATTCGGCAAATAAGAAAAGAGTATAAAACGGGGCTAATCTCACAAAAGGCGCTGGGCTACAAATTTAATATAAGCCAACCTCAAATATTTAATATCGTCAATAATAAACACTGGATTGAAAATGAAATCAAAATCTAAAGTCGTAGCGGTGATTCAGGCAAGAATGAGATCAGGAAGATTGCCGGCAAAAGTATTATTACCCCTCGCCGAGATGCCTGTCTTGTGGTGGATGGTTAAAAGAGTCATCTCAGCAGAATTAGTGGATCAGGTCGTGATTGCTACAACATCTCATCCGGCAAATGCTCCGATATTCCAATTTTGCCATGTCGTGGATAGGATCGGGCTATATATCAATCAGCCATCATGCTTTCAATATCATGGGGATGAAGACGATGTGATCGGCAGAGTACTCGCCGCGGCCGAAGGGATCGGGGCAGATATCATTGTCGATATTACTGCCGATTGCCCGATGGTAGATCCGAGACATATTGATTATTTAATAAATTATTTAGATTCTCAAAAATGGGATTATGTTTCAAATGATATTATAAAAAGATCCTGGCCCGACGGATTAGATATTCAAGTCTATCCAACTGAAATATTGAAAAAATGCAAAAAATTATATAATCCAAAGCAACATTGTGGTTGGAATATCGCTCAATATCCAGATGTTTTTATTGCAGGGAATTGGTCAGCTCCATCAGAGATGCATTGGCCGGAGCTGGGGTTGACGCTTGATACGCAGGAAGACTATTATATGCTAAAGGCCTTATTCATGGAGTTCGGCGATGATCCATTATTTCGGGTCGAGGATGTAGTCAAATTATTAAAAGAGAATCCAGAGTTAATAACCAATAAAGATGTAAGGCGCAAGACGCCGGAGGAAGGATAAAGTTTGCGGGCGGGGAAATTCCAAATGATCGATAAATCCCTTCATTTGGATCAGGGATGATAGATAAGCCACTGGGTCACCCCACCAGAGGGCGATCATATCACCCGTCCGCAATACCAAATTTAAATAAAGGAGGATAAAAAATGTACAAAGTAGCAATCGTAGGATGCGGATCAATCGGGGCATTAAAACCGGATGAGATTGACGGCCCCGGATCTGAAAACATCCTGACCCATGCCAATGCCGTAGATAGGCATATCAAGACAGAATTATTTGCTGTCATCGATCCCGACAAGGATCAATTGGTCAAAGCAAAAACCAAGTGGCAGGCCAAAAGGGCTTTCACATCCCTTGGTCAAATGCACGAGATAGATCCCGAGCGACCGGAAATTATCATCATTGCCGTCCCTACGAATCAGCATATTAATATTATCGGAAACATTTTTTCAGGTAACATTCATCCCAGATTAATAATTGTCGAAAAACCATTCGGGGGAAATCTCATACAGGCGAATACCATGGTTGAATTAGCCGGCAGATATAAAATTCCGATCATGGTCAATTATCCCAGGCGATATACCCGAGGATATAATGAGTTTAAAGTTTTACTGGACAAGGATGCGCTCGGCAAGATCTTTAATGCCAGGGTGCTCTATACTCGGGGGCTAAAGCATGAGGGATGCCATGCCATCGATTTGATGAATTGGTTTTTTGGAAAGTGTCTTGATTGGAATGTCGGGTGTGGCTTGGGATTTGCAGATCGGAACGAAGAGGATATGACCCTTGAAGTCGTCTCTTCATTTGAAAAATGTTCGTCAGTTATCTTCCAGCCCTGCGACGGTCGGGCATATGGGATCTTTGAAATTGATATCACTGCCGAGGAGGGCCGATTTCGATTTATCGATAATGGTCTTTTTCTGGAGCGGTATCCGATCAACGAAGCAAATGAGTGGGGACATAAATCCCTGGATTATAAATTGACCAGTGTGATCCGAACAGAGACTCAATTAAATCTGGCAATGTATAATCTGATATCCAATGCGGTCAATTTTCTCGATGATCAAGAATCCTTGATCTGCACGGCGGAAGATGCGATTAAGATTCATAAAATATTGGACGAGAGTTAATCAGATTTCCCGTACGGGTTGTCCCGATTTTACTCATCGCCGATGTGTTCCGAGTCGGTCCCTGATCTTTTCGGGACGTAAAATGGATTGAAGATCCGGGGATGTACCTCCATGAAAGGGATGGGCGGTTTGGAATACAATTATCGGAGCTAAAAACCGCCCATCCATTTTTTAAATAAAAGGAAAAATAAATGAGTAAATTAGCGATCCACGGGGGAGATCCAATAAGGACAGAATTCTTCCCATCACAGAATACAATTGATGAAAAAGAGATCAAGGCGGTGATGGATATCATGAATGGCGGACGCCTGTCAGGATATCGAGCCAACTGGGGAAAAGAATTCTGGGGAGGTCCGGCTATCCAAGCGCTTGAGAAACAATGGCAGGAAAAATTTAATGTCAAGCATGCGATCCCCTGCAACTCTGCAACGAGCGGATTGCAGATCGCCTGCGGAGCAATCGGCCTTGGCCCATATGATGAAGTGATTGTGACTCCCTACTCCATGACCTGCTCGGCCACAGCGCCTTTAGTCTGGGATGCGATTCCGATCTTTGCGGATATCGAGCCGGACTATTATTGCCTTGATCCAAAATCGATTGAGGAAAAGATCACCCCTGAAACAAAAGCGATTATCGCCGTCAGCATCTTTGGTCAGCCCTATTCATGGGAGATCAATAAGATCGCTAAAAAGCATGGGCTCATGGTGATCGAGGATGCCGCTCAAGCTATCGGCTCTCATTTATACGGCAAGGATACCCCCGACAGAAATGAGACCCTTGCCGCAGGGACACTCGGGGACATCGGAGTCTACTCATTTAATTATGGGAAGCACATCACCTGCGGAGAGGGAGGAATGATCGTCACAGATAATGATGATCTCGCCCTGCGATGCCGATTGATCATGAATCATGCCGAGGCCGTCATCAATGATATGATATATAATAAACATGCCGATGGCGGATTGATTATCCCTCCCCGATATAATATGCTCGGATTCAATATGCGGATGACAGAGTTGCAAGCCGTCATCGTCAGCGAGCAACTAAAGAAATTTGATGATCTGCTCCATGATCGAAAAAACAATGTCCAGCCATTGAGTCATTATCTGGGTGAGATCCCACCGATCACCTTTTCTCCGACAAGGCCAAATTGCACTCATTCATATTATGTCTGCTCTTTTCAATGGGATCAGGATCAGGCAGATGGTCTTCATCGCAATGATTTTATCAATGCGGTCAAGGCGGAATTGCCGCCCCGCATCCATCGGGAGTCTGAGGATGTCCAGATCGGATGCGGATATATCAAGCCGGTCTATTTATTTCCGATCTTTCAGAATCGGAAATTATATGAGGGATGCGGAGAGTACCCTTTTAATATGTCCCCGAAAAAGATCAAGGGCGAATACAATAATTATCAAAAGGGATCATGTCCGGTGTGCGAAGATCTCTGGGAAAACAAATTATTTTTGACCTTATATCATGCGCCAAACTCCACCCCTGAAGATTGCATGGATGTAGCCAAGGCATTTGAAAAAGTCTGGGAGAATCGAAAAGAGCTGATATGAATCGACGGGGCTTTATAAAATTTATCACTTGGGCGCCGTTGGCTTTTATGATTCCAAAGATCCTGATCATCAAAAAGCCAAGACGACTAATGTGGGATGGATGGCAAGACGGAGGATATCTTGTCCCCGATCATATTGCTAAAAAGATAATCAGGCGCTTTAAATTTAATATCAGACCTCATATTAAAGGGAGGGTAATATCATGATCAGATTCATTGCCGAGATAGGATCGAATCACAATCAATCCCATACCCGTACGATGCGACTCATCGAAGCCGCTAAAAGGGTCGGATGCTGGGGAGTCAAATTTCAATTGTTTAGGGCTAATCAATTATATGCGCCGGAGTTTAAGGCTAACATCGAAGCATTTAAAAAATGCGAATTGCCCGAGCATTTTTTGTCTAATATCAGGGACACCACCCATGGTCTATCACTCAAATTCGGGTGCACCCCCTTTGATCTAAAAGCCGTCGATATTCTGACTCCATATGTGGACTATTTAAAGATCGGATCATATGAGACCTTGTGGACGCCACTTATCCACAAGATGATTGATACCGGCTTACCATGGATGCTATCTGCGGGGATGCTTGATCATGATGCGCTCCATACTATGATGAATGAGATTTATGTCAGATCAGAGAACTTGCCCAAATGCGTCTTCCATTGCAATTCAAATTATCCGGCGCGCGTCGAGGACTGCAATTTAAAAGCCATGAAAGATCTGGCGATGATATTTTCAAACTCAATCGAAGGATGGCCCGGCACTGGATGGAGCGATCATACCGTTGAGCCTGGGGTGATCCACAAGGCGATTGAGATTGGCGCCCGATATATTGAATTCCATTTTGATCTTGAGGACGGCGAGGGATTTGAATCCAAAATCGGGCATTGCTGGAAACCCAGTCAGATCGCTCCGGTGATCCATGATGTCGGGATCGGTATGGCGGCAATATCATCCGATGAGACCAATGAAATCGAAGCCAAAAAATGGAGAACCTCCCCCTGCGATGGATTGCGTCCGATGCAGGAGTTTAGAAGGGAATTATTAAATGAAGCATAAAACCATATTTCATCGACCCGATACATATGCCAGTTTTCCATTATTGCGACAAAAGGGCGATGATATCATAATCGGATTTTTTGTCGCTCCCGTCCCTGATCATTGCGGTTTATATTCTTGGGCGGAAATGATATCCCGCGATGACGGGGAGTCATGGGAAAACTATCAGGACTATGATCACTCCGATTGGCCCTGCCTATCCTCAAGAGAAGTATCCGACAGATTTACGGCCTCTATAAATGATGTCGATTTGATGACCGGATCTTTTGGATTCATGGCCGCTCCCCATAAAAGCAAAAAGATGAAGATGAGAAAGAGCCGGTCACTATTTCAAAGGCTCTCAAAAAACGATTGGAAATCGTTTTATCATCGGATATATACCCTCCCCGATGTCGATATCATTGTGACCTTTCCCAGGATCTTTCAATCGGGATCTTTGATCTTGATCCCAGCATATGCGATCCTGAAGGAATATGATTTTAGCCGGTGCTTTGTCTGGCGATCTGCTGACGGCGGGGATAACTTTAAATTATGGAATATGTTTCCGGATAGCATCGATGGAAATGAGATGGCATTTGCAAGGGGTCATGACGATGCCATCCTTGCGCATATCCGCTCCGATAATCATCCGGCATTGATGGAGTCATGGTCGGATGATCAGGGATTGACTTGGTCTTATCCAACGGAAGCCCAGATAAGCTATATTGATGCGGATATAGAAAAAAAGAATCAGGTCTATATAAATGAAATCCGAAATGTGATCGGGGGCCCTTCCCACTTATTAGAGCTGACGGATGGGCGATTATTATGCTCATTCGGATATCGATTCAAGAAGATGGGAATTCGGGCGATGACATCAAAGGACGGGGGCCGGACATGGGGAATCCCTCGGATACTAAGGGATGACGGCGGCTATCTCAGTTCGCTCCATAAAAAGGCGCGTCCTTGGCATCGCAAGATTAATATCTGCCCTGGCAATGATATCGGATATCCGGTTTCAATCCAATTGAAAGATGATTCGATCCTGACGGCTTATTATGTCACCCCGAAGGATAGGGTTACCCAAATCGCAATCACTAAATGGAGCGCCTGATGTGCTCGGTAGAATGGCAATATAAACGAGAAAGCATATCGCATGGGCTCATCGAAAAATTGAATGAGCTGGGGGCGGATGGATGGGAAGTCATAAGTATGAAAGAACATCATATCCATTGCCCCGAGGGCGGATATCAATCGACCACGGTATATCTAAAAAGGAGGGTAAATGAACTGGGCGAATAAAGAGATCTTGATCACGGGCGGCACCGGATCTTTGGGAAGGACGCTGACCAATACATTTCTCGCCGCTTCTCATAATTGGGTTCCCAAAGGGATCAGGATATTCTCAAGGGACGAGCTGAAGCAATGGGAAATGAAAAAGGAAATCGATGATCGGGCACCCGTATCATTTCTTGTCGGGGATATCAGGGATCGCAAAAGAGTCGAGTTGGCGACCAAAGGGGTCGATATAATCATCCATGCGGCGGCATTAAAACAGGTGCCAGCCTGCGAGGATAATCCCCTTGAAGCAATCCAGACCAATGTGATCGGGGCGCAAAATGTCTTATATGCCGCCCTTGAAAATGATATCAAAAAGGTCATGGCCATATCCACAGACAAAGCGGTTTATCCGATCAATCTCTACGGGGCGACCAAATTATGCGCCGAGAAATTATTCATCCAGGGCAATGTCTACTCGGGCGGAAGATCCCCGCTCTTCTCCTGCTGTAGATATGGAAATGTTTTGGGGAGCCGAGGATCGGTCGTCCCCTTATTCAAGGAGCAATATCAAAAGACGGGAAAGGTTACCGTCACGGATAAGCGGATGACAAGATTCTGGATCACTCTCCCGACCGTCGCAAATTTTATCATCGGGGCAATCGATCGAATGATTGGCGGGGAACTCTTTATCCCAAAAATGCCAAGCGCCGGCATCATCGATATTATCAATGCGGTAACCCCAGATGCGGAAGTCGTCGATATCGGAATCCGTCCTGGAGAAAAGATCCATGAGATCTTGATCACAAAAGAGGAGGCGGAGACCTGCGCCTTTAATCCCGAAATAAGCGGATATATCATCCATCCAGATACCCCATATAAATTTCATGAGTATCGGAGCGATACCACCGCTTGGCAAATATCACCCCAAAAGATAAAGGAGATGATCGATGGTTGATCGAATGTACCAAACAGACCGATTTTATGTCCGTCCTTTAAATGAGCAAGATCTTGCCGGCAATTATCGATCATGGTTTCATGATCAGGAAGTGACCAAGCACAACTCGCATGGGCTCTTTCCCTATACAAAAACAGCCATGAAGCAATTCTTTGAGCAATTGGAATCGGGACCAAATATTGTGTGGGCGGTGATGATCCCGAGGGATTCTCTCCTCAAGAAAGATGATTGCCAGACCGGCTATTGCCGCGATGGAATGGGAGATATCCATATCGGCAATGTAACCCTGCAGTCAATCAATTGGATCAATAGGAGCGCCGAGTTTGCCTGCGTATTCGGAGAAAAAGAATACTGGGGTAAGGGATATGGAACCGAGGCGGCGGCATTGATCTACGATCATGGATTCAAAAAATTAAATCTGCATCGGATCTGGACGGGGACAGCCGATACCAATGAGGGGATGAAAGGCATCGCCAGAAAGCTCGGGATGATCGAGGAGGGCCGATTTAGAAATGGTACTTTTCTCAATGGTAAATATGAAGATGTCGTCGCATATGGAATCCTCGATTTTGAATGGGAGGGAGTTTTAAAAAGGATAATGCGTGAACCACGGTAAGATCTTAAAAGAGATATCCGATATCAGATCCCGCAATAATAAAAACTGGATGCGGCTCCTTGAGCTGGCTTTTGAGATTGCCCCAGACAGAGCAAAGGGGATCATGGCGGATATTGTAGAATGCGATCAGGCAATAACTAAATTATGTAAGGAGATGATCGATGACAAAGGATAAAACTTGCTCCTGCGAGATCGGAGGAAAGAAAATATCAGGGCTCCCGATTATCAAGCAGAATAAAGATATCAAGCAGAATAAAGAAACCGTGATCGTGCTATATAAGGGATCTCAAATCAAAAGGCATCGGGAGAAACATAATGTCAAAATCAAGTAAGATCTTTAACAAAAATATGAAAGCCCTTCGATCCATAAATAAGCCGCATGTTAAATGGATTGAGAAAGCGCCAGATGTAAAATGGATACAGCCGATCAAAAGCCGCAAAGGAAACAATCTTTTGGTCAAATCCGGAGGGGAGATCAATCCGGTCTACGATATGGATGATCCTGGTAAGCTGGCAAATGCTTATGTCAAGGATCTAAAGAAGATGAAAAAATTGTATAAGGAAAGTATCAGCATCCTTGTCGGCATGGGGTTGGGATATCTGACGGAATCTCTGCTCAAGAGCATGGAAAAGGGGCATCGATTATTAGTCATCGAACCGGTCGCCCATATGATCAGGCTCGCCTTTCATCAATTTGATTTCTCAAAATATATAGCAGATGGTCGATTGATGATGGTCCCGGCGGATAATGATACGATCATCGGAGCACTACAAACATTAAGCGGGGCTCGAGTTATATCCGATTGGCATTTGACCATCAATAAATATACACAATTTCGGCGGGAGGAGTATGCCAATATAATAACATTGACATCCGAAGTCCTGAATCAGATCCTATGTAATACGGGAACAGTGGCTGGGGATGCCGGAGCCATAATCGCAGACAATGATATCGCTTGCCTACCCTATGTCATCCGGCATCGGGGAGTCGCTGAGCTGACAAATATCTTTAAGGGCAAACCGGCGATCCTTGTCAGCACCGGCCCATCGCTCGCAAAAAACATTCACCATCTTATCGACCTCAAAGATCGGGTCATAATCGTCGCTGTCGGCCAAGCATTGCGCGTTTTACTGGCATATGACATCCGCCCTGACTTCATATGTACCGTGGACTTCGGAGACATCAATATGGGGCATTTTGAAGGGCTCATGGATAGCGATGTTCCATTGATCACAATCAATCGGGCATATGCCCCCTTGCTCAAGGCTTGGCAGGGACCAAAATTTATTGCAGCAACTCCGGTGCCAGGATTTGAGCACATGGCAACGGGGATCTTGACCGACAAGGGGCATATCGAAGCGGGAGGGTCTGTCGCTCATTTATGTTTAGGAGTTGCTCAATTACTCGGATGCAATCCGATCACATTTGTCGGTCAAGATCTATCTCTCGGCGCGACCTCCCATATAGCGCAGGCAGATGCAATGGGAGAAATCCTTGTCGGAGAAAATGGGCAAATCCTGTGGAAGGTCAATGATCAAAGATGCCGATTGCATAGCGATGAAATGGTCACCATGGGTTACGCTCATAATATCCCCGGATATTATGGCGGGGAAGTGACAACCAATATGGGACTGGCGTCCTTTTTAACCGTCTTTGAAAGCATGGTGGAACGGCATCAATCGATCAAGGGTAATCTCATTATAAATGCGACAGAAGGCGGGGCTCGGATCAAGGGAACCAAATTGATGTCGCTCAAGCAGGTGATCAAAAAATATTGTCAAGATCCGATTGATAAGAACCATCTTAAATCGTTATTGACCATGGCCGAAGATGGCGATGAGTTGATCTCAAAGGTGATCCCGCTTTTACAGGATGATATTGATCGACTCGATGTGATAATCAAAAATTGCCGGATCGCAAAAGCGGTCAATCATGGAATGAAGACCTTGATGTCCCGATCCAAATATAAAAAGCTCCTTCCCAAGAAAAGAGAAAGGCTTTTTGATCGATGTCTTGCCGAGGCCAGAGAGGATAGTAGCGCTAATACAACGGCTCTCAATTATTCATTTTACGACAAGCTTTTAAAGGCGCTCCCCAAAAAATCCCCTGTCCGACACATCATCGTCTTATCCGTCAAAAACTTTCATCACTCTGAAATAGCGCATCAGCAATCGATTCAAAACCCCCTTGTCAATGTTGCTATATATGGGGCGAGTCGGGCGATATATGATCGGGATCTTAAAGCCGATCAGACGATTAAAGCATTTTTAAAGGATTTTGAAACAGCGATGATCAGAATGAATCGAAATAACCTAATCCTCAACGCCGCGCAGGAAGCCTCCGAATCATTGCACAAATCCTATAATAAAACCCTTGATTTACTCAAAGAGTATGACGAGACCAAAAATAACGATCTACTGGTGATCGGCGATGATTACAAGGTGGATCTGGACGATGCCGAGGACTATTTTGAAAAGGGCAATTGGGCGCATCCTTTATTGGATGCGCAGAAGAAAATGCACCATTCGAATTACGATGCACTTGATCAAGACGTACGTATGGTGATCAGGGATATTCATATCAAAGCCCTTGAAATGAGAAATACGGACATCGAAAAGGCCAAAGAGTCCGAGGATAAACATCATGATGAAATGGTCAAATTGATCAAATGCAATGATCTGATTGAACGGAGTCGGGAACTGGGATTAAAAGAAAAGGATTTTAAGGGGGCCCTGGCGCTATTGAGAAAAGCGGTTAAATTGATCCCCGACAATATGGAGGCATGCTGGGGGCTCGCATCGGCTTTGCATCATTCGAGATATCTGGATGAATCCGTGTCCGTCTATAAAAAATTGGTTGCCGATTATCCCGATAACTTAAGATTCAAATTTGAAATGGCTCAAGTGATGCTGATCAACAAAACCATGGATGTCCAGGATGGACTCAAAATTGTCGGGGAGGTCATGGCAATCACCGACGAGTTCGACCATTTCTTATCAAAGATCGGGGATATCTATATGCAAAGCAATTTGCCCGATGAGGCATGTATCACATATCAGGGATATCTCGACAAGTATCCCGCAGACTTTGACGCATGGCTTAGATATGGCCTTGCTCTAAAAGCGGCGGGAAAGCCCCGTCAAGCTGACTTAGCTCGTAAAAAAGCGAGGGAGATCAAACCTGATCACGAGCCTTCTCAAGTCGCATTAAAAAATATTACCCATTCAGATTGCTAACTCGATGGCAATGGGAAATCAGATTTAACCTTATCAGACATAGCCACCTGAGCATCACCGTCTGGCCCGATATCCACACCATTGGCCTTCATATATTTAAAAGCCTTGGTGATGTTGTCCAATTGATCACCTTTTGGATCATATATCTCTCGCCTACTAAGCTGGCACAACTCAATATCAGTCAGACCTTCCACCCATTTTTGATTTTTGTTGTCCCACTCATCGACCTTGAAAGTATATGGCTCGGGGCGAGTGGTTGGAAAACCAACGGGAGGGGACTCACCTAATGCAAGTTCAATTGTTTCCTGAGTAATAGGGTCGTAGCATTCAAACTTTCTGAAGTCAGGAACTATCTCCCAGGACTCTCCATCAAACACCGCCATCTGATTTTTTTTAAAAGAGGGAGGCGCTATGATGGTAGCGTTTGCCGGAACAAGAAAAACAGCTTCTCCTTTTTCCTTGGTCACCAAAGGGTCTAATTGTGCAACCCGTGACCCAAGGTATTCCCCTGTATCTGGATCATAATCATAAATATTCATAAGCCCTCTCCTTTAATATTTTATGCAATACACCACATTGATGTTGATTGGCCTATCCTCACTTCCACCAACCGTTGTTGAGCCGGATGGACCCATATCAACATTGGCCGCAACATTCAATAAATAGTTCGCAGCGCCCACCGCCCACACTCTGGTTATATTCGGAGTCGTGCTATTGGCGGCTCCAGTTTGACCTCTCGGATAATGATTATGACTCTCAAACTCATGATCTTGTGTCGTACCCACATTATCGCCTGCCGTGCCGTCGCCTCTGTTTGCTCTGGCCCCAGCATCTGGATCTCGGCCTGCGCCGTTATCCTGGCCTCGCATAAATCGCCCACGATAATCAGGCAAATTGAAATGGGTGCCGTCAACATTGCCATAGGTAACGCCAATGACAGCAAACAGATCGGCATAAGTTGCCCTCAACAAAGAAGACCCATCGCATTCAAGATAACCCGATGGAGGGGTGGCGGCAGGGTATGATATAACTGTTCCAGCTGGAACAGCGCCTTGAGCGATAAGCAGATCAAGGGCTGACGCCAACTGATCGCCGGTCTCAGTAGAGGCGGTCTTCAATGTCAATCCAGCGCCCTCAATGGCATTTCTCAACTCGTTTTGGACGGCATTTAGCCAATTGGCGGTGAGGGTCGTCCCTGGAGGGCCATCCTGAAACAGATTGCTGGCATTGTTTGCTCCTTCTGTTTTATGCATGATATTCCTCCTTTATACGCCGGTGATTGCCCAAGCGGCAGTTCCATCAAAGCGCCATTTATAAATCGACGGATATGTCACCGTACCCGATCCGACAACATATCCTATGATCCCACCGGTGCGACTATCGCTCGTCCCGACCTCGGCGTCAATGCTGGCGGATGTGGAAAGCGCACCGGATTGCAGATAAACCGGCTTGCCGATAAATCCGCTCAATCGGGACAATCCACTATCATAAATCAGGCCCTGAATCAGAATCTTGACATCAACCGCACCTGACGCATAGCTATCCGCAGGGATTCCCCTTGCCGGATTTGCCTCTGATCTGGAAAGATCTGCAGGCCACCAGTTCCCCGAAACCTGATTGTAAGCGAGGGGCATCCCAAAAGATGCGCTATGATCACTATGCATCGTCTGAGAGTAAAGATGAAATCCCCTTGTCGTCTTGTCGGTCGTGATCCCCAAAACAACCGGGCCATTGAAAAAGTCCCCAGCATAAGAAAATTCGGGATCTTCCATGATCGTCACGATAACATCTCTTGCGTCCTGAGCCGAAATATTCCCCGTCACATTATCTGCCAACAAGGCAAGTATCTGGGCTCTTGTTCTTTGTGTGTCAGCCATTTCTCAAATCCTCCTTTGTTTGATTTACTCATTATCCAGGTTTATGAAAATTAACATCGAAAGCGTCGGGATCGAAATCCCCGCCATAATTGACATCAAATCCAAGACCAAATGACTTATTAAAAGCCCCCTGCAAATGGCTTGTTTGATCCGACAATAATGAATCAAAAGCGGAACTAAACGCCTGAGCAAATGCGGGACCATCAAAATCAAATGTCAATATAGTATGCCCCGGCTTATATTTTCTTAAAATACATATCAACGGATCAGTACCAGGGATATATGAAAGGGGATCACCAGCGGCTCCACTACCAGCCATGAAATAAATGACATCCCCACTACCATATGTGATAGTGACTTTCCAATAGAATATATTTTTTTGATCACCACAAGGATCACCTGCACCATGGACACCGCACCAAAATGGGGTATATTCTGTGATGGTGATTGTCCATCCCAAAGTGGCCGCGAGTTCAATAAAATATGCCGGATTTTGTCCGCCTAAACTAATCAATCGGGTATGGACCGAGGATCTCCTTTCAGGAATCGTTTGTCCTTCCTCGGAGCATTCATCCGGCAATCCCAGATCGCTTTCATGATCTTCCAGCAACTCGGATGTATAGCGGGTATCCCTTTCCTGCGCCAGATCCGCAGATCTCCCATCCACCCGAGCAAGCTCCTCAGCCACCCCTAATAAAAATTCTGTCAAGGTCGAATCTTCATCCCGATTCCATGCCGCCCCCCCTGGTAAAAGGGATTGCAATAATCGTAAATAATTCGTCGCTGTCCACCTCATGATTCCCCTTTAATAATCACTAAATGTTATGGTTCCCAATACATGAACCTCATCAACCGCGGCGGTTACATCCGCCACAGGGGTATCCAATCGATGAGTTACTTCCGCTGTCGCAAGGCTAATGGCTTCGCTGATCTTTGAAAGATATATCGTTTCCTCGGGTCCGCCATCTCTTAAAATCAAATCTGCCAGATTATTTTCAACCGCGTCCTGCACAGCCGTTGTATTTGGGGAAATGGCAATGGTAAAATTAATCGATAAAAGATTTAGTTCGATCATAAATAATCCAGGTTCCGCTGTAACTGGACATCCAACGGTCTTGCCGGTGGCCGGATCTTCATGCTCAACAATATAGGCTCGGACAAGATCCCGCTGTGTAGAATTTGGTATAATACTATCATCGCCATCCCTGACAAATGCGATTCCGATTGTCCCAAGTCCTTGATATAGCGGCTGAGACCAAGATCGGGTAACTCCTGAAACCTCCAGCGCCCATGCCTCATAATCAAAATCCGCACCGCCATGCGGGGGCTGTCTTTTTCGGGCTAAGACCCTTTCCCTCAATGCGGAATCCGCCTCTTCATCCGATCCTCCGGAAATACCATCGGCATCCACAGTGATAGTAGTATCAATCCCCGCAATCGGACTGGAAAAGGTTAAAGAAATCCCCGCATCGTCGTTCCCATCCGCACCGGCAACAGATGCCGTAAAATCCAAAGTGGCGATGCCCCCAGCAACTATAACCTCTTCATCAGTCGTATATATCTGATCATCGGATGAGACCAATTCACTACCCGCAGGAATTGGAGTGCCATTTGCCCCAGTGGCTTGCCCTGATCCAATCGCCACAACGGCCGCTTTTCGGGCAATCCCATATTCAGATGAATGGGATTCGAGCCCTGCCTCATCTGCTATCGAAACAAATAACTGCCTTGCCTGATAATCCAAATATTCATATAATAGATGAACTGCGCCACCAATGATCCTTGCGATAACGCTAAGCGTTGACCTCCTTAATAAAGATGTCGCTCCGGTTATCCGAGTCTGAAAATCGGATATGATCCGATCAACGATTTCCTGTAATGTATTTCGAGTAAATGGCATTTGTTATCCCCTTAGCGCTTGAGCCGTCCATTGCGCCCCAAAATTAAATGCTTCTGCGTTTCCGTCTACGCGGCGAATTTTTATGGAGATCCCCAGACGATCGCTTCCCACTATTTTTTCTCGCTCGGCCACCACGACAACCTCCGCAGCGACCCCGTCGTCTATTAGCCATTGCAATGCCTCCTCCGCATACTCCTTTGCCTTTACCAAAACGCTTTCAAGAGTTTTCTCCCGATTTAATAACCATAATCGGGAACCGATCTGATCCCCTTCAACATCTGGGGATATCAGATCACCCCACCAACCCCGTCGATTTTGACTATTCGGATCTGGCAAAATATCATCCGCCCTTGCTCTTCGATCTGAAAACAAACTAATGATCACAGCCGTCTCAAGTCCTTCATCCGATTCCAGATCCTGCGAATCTACGAGAAAGTTAAAATCGCCTTCCATCAATGTCGTATCCCATGCTATTCGAATATCATTAGACATCATTCTCCCTTTACTTTGGATGTTGCATGGCCGGCAGGGGTCATTGCGACGGTTGGCGCTCCGGAATTACCAATCCCACCACCATTTGCATGAACATGCGCATTAAATAAGGCGATGAATCGTTCATCGACCATTGCTCTCAATGCCGCAAAATTTGGACCTCCCAACGCTACTTGCGGGGAGTTAATAATATGCCCAGTCACATTAACATGGGTTTCAGATGGAGTGGTGACGGTCTTGCTTGTATCCAGCACCTCTATAATCTGATCCCCTTTGATATCAAAGATCCGGCCTCTCTTTAAATGGATGCGAAAATCACCTGGGGATAAATCCTCATCCGTATAGATTGCGACCTCGCCAGCAACTAAATCAGTCGGCCGATATTCCCGATCATGAACACAGATCGCGATTCCCTGATCTCGATTGCCATTTATAAATACAGCCGCAACCTCGGCGTCCTCCAATGGGTATGTCTCAAATCCATATTCTTGAAAGCGCTCCATATCTGATATGGTCTCTCCCTGCAAAGCGATGATCTGGATCTTTTGGGTCTTCTCGGCATTATTAACATATGTGAGGATTGCCCGACCAAGCAGCAAAAATATCTTTTTTTGTATTGGAGCGATCAATCTTTTAAAGCTTTTGAAATCCATTATTGCACCGTTAATTTGGTTTTCCAATCAACCCCGGACTTGATCTTTTTAATCGGTTCCTCTAAAAGCGCATAGGTATCAGGATCGACCAGCGTCATCGTGGTCGTTGTCCCAGACTCATTGTCCTTTGTATAATTGATTGATGATATCAGCAGGGTTCCATCAATCTGTAAAAAATCGTCCTTGACTTTGACAAGAGAATTTAAAGGCCATATGATCCCATTCGATTGAGTCCAGCCCTGCACTTTATATTGCAATTTTCTGGATGCGCCTGCTCGCTTGGTCGCTTCCCATCTTGCCCGATCAAGGCATCTTGCCGCATCGCAAGGGGTCTCTGTAAAAATGACGATCGGTCGATATCTTAAAATCACATCATCTGTCTGCTCGCCCACTGGATGCGCCGCATCCGCCACTTCCTTTTGATCCGTCATCGAACCTTGACCCTTTACAATATAAGTCTGAAAACGCTCCTTATTGGATTGATCAATACTCCCTGATAATATATTGACTCCTTTTTCAAGGGGATCATTGGTAAAGCGACCCCCAGCCCTCGTCAATGTCAATGCTCCATCACCATAGCTAACAGGGAGAATAGCTTTCATCTGACATAATTTTAAGATCAGATCGAAAACCGCATCCCCTTCATTGGCTTTAAACTCCGGCATTTTGAAAGTCGCTTGATCAGTAACAGAATCATCAGTGTTGACCGAAATATCAAAGGGATCACAAAGCGCCTTGATTATTTCTTCGACCGCTTTTTCCTTCCATTCATTTGGGGTCTCGACAAAAGGGCAATCAACCAAATCACCGGTTTTATCCCGTCCGCCAATCTGGATATTGTGACCGCTCGCATCATAGCTGATCGGGATATCCTCGATATATCCGGTGATGATCTTTTGGTCTGCAATCTCGACAGAACATTCATCCCCTATCGCCAAGCCCCATTTTTGCGCATTGCCCGGAAAAATATCTGTCGCTGCCAATCCAAAAGATCCGGCCATACTGGACAAGGACTTCTCAATCGAGATATTTGTCCAGCCACCAAATTCAAGACCATTAACTTTTAAAACTATCTTGCTCATTCGCTTAATATCTCAACCGTCTGTCCGCCCGGCATAAATCCAGGATGCTTGATCAGCGGTCTGTTTCTTGTTATGATTTCTTTTTCCCGATCGAGATCCTCATATCGATCATAAGCCAAGATCAATGCCGGCATCGTCGCAGGCGGAACCTTATACTCTACGATATCCGCAAGAGGCGCCCCGATCCCCAACATGGATTCAACAATTACCGGCCGCAGGGATTGGAGCGCTTGGTAATTATTTGGATCAGCCACCGTGATATTATAAGTCGCAAAATCTTCATTTGCCGCATCATTTCCTAATTTAAGTAATTGGGCGTCAATGGCTTCGATCAATTCTTCCATTATTTCAATCACGGAATCATGGCTTGTAAATTCGATCCGAATAGCGGATTTGCAAGCGGTCGTTATCGCAGTCAATCGAGCCATATTGACCATTGCAACCTGATTTGCCGCCTCCCTCGCTCTGGATGAGGTACTTATAGTGATGGATTCCAATTCCCCGCCATAAGGGCTCGGATCATCATTTCCCAAATCTTCCCCATATCGAGCCATAGCCAACGAGGATCTCGTCACCGTCTTTCCATAATCCTCCGCAACGACCGCAGGATCAGACATCGTGCTCCCCTCAAATCCATCCGTAGACGGCCAATCAACTTGAGCCCCAGACATCGGGCCGGATGAGATCCCTCGCACAGCGCTACTACAAGCACCAAATAATTGGCTAACGACTATCTCTCCATATTGACCAAAAAGACTTAAAAGACCATTCGACATACCGATGAGATCATTTGCCAATCCACAGGTATCTGCAATAGTCGTCAAATTTATAGCGGAATATTGCTCGGATAATGCAGTCAGCGCTTTGGATATCTGGGCGGGGCCTGCTCCCTGAATAGCAGAGATGGCGGATCTCATCATAGTATTAAGCTCGCCAACCGCAGCCAATGCGGATTCAGCCGAAAATCCCGCAACATCCTCTCCATCATATATTGCACCAAATCCATCGACTCCAGAATCCAGAGAATCCTCAACCGCATCATCAACCGCTTTTACATGATCAAGAATTGGCTTTGGATAAGGGGCCTTTGTCTTCTCCGCTCGGACAAAGGACATGCGAAATCGAGCCATCCCGCCGCCATGAAATGATTCATCAATGCTGGCTTTTCCGATAAGGCTGACGATCAATGTCCCATAAAAAGGATGAATCAAAGTCCCAGGACCAAATTCTTTTAATGCTTTAATCAGGGCGTCCCGCTCGGTAAAATAATCATAATTGTTATCAAGATTTTGGATCACATATCCCTCGATCCTAAAATCCTCGGCATCAAGTCCCATGTCCTCGACGAATGGCTCATCTCTATCAGGATATTGATGAACAACATTTCGTCGCCCGACGCTATATCCAGTTCCCCTGACAAAGAAAGTCGCTCCCCTAAACGATGCCTTCTTTCTCAATTTATTGGATGCGTCCGCCCAAGTCAATCGATCCTTCCAGTTCGGGGGAGGGACAGGCGGAGGCGGGGATGCCGCATTTTCAGGAATGTCTATATCTGTAAAATCACCCAGTGCCATTATTAGATCGCTCCTTGATATGCAATTGTCGGCATATTTGGTTTATCCCCAGCTTGCTTCACATCCGTGACTTTTGCGGATGTCCCCTCGGCCGAAGATAATTCGATTTTTACATTTGTTTCGGATTTGGAAAGTCCGTCGGCTCCTGCGGCTCCCCTGACGGAATCTCCCAAACCAAGCGCCCTTTCTTTATCAAGGATAAAATCCTTTGCCCGATCCGCAAGGGGATCTGCTACCGTGGCCAGATCCTTTTCTGCTTTGGATCGATCAAGAAATGAAAAGACCTTTCCCAAAACCCTCAATGGTCCTTTGGCCATATCAATCATCATGCCAAAAGCCGTCATCCATGCCTCCCCGATATCAAGAGCCAATTGTCTAAATGGTTCCCAGTTTGCCCATACCGATGCGGCCAATGATCCCAGTCCAACCATAGCGGCGGATATAGCGGCAATGGTCGCAACCACCGGAGCGCCAAGAGCCATTATCGCCCCGATCCCAGATGCCACAAATCCAAGCCCTATAACCAAAGGTCCGATGGCTGCCACCAAAATAGCGATGCCTACTCCTATTTTTAAAATGGTCGGATTGACTTCCGATAGCCATTGAAAAAGTCCGGCAATGCCCCTGATAATCTTATCAAGGGTAACCGCAGTCCCGATAAGAGCCAATTGAAAGGCCTCAAATGCCGATGCAAGGAGCTTCATCGCTCCGGGTAACCCCTTCATCTGGGCTTCGGAAATTCGCACTGCTGATCCCGTCTCTTTTAGCTCCTCTCGGAATTTTCTTAAATTGACTTTTCCCTTTGAAAGTAATCCGATCATGATCGGCCCGCCAAACTGTCCCAGAATCGTAGACAGCTCTTCAACGCCAGCGCCGGATTTCTCAAACTCATCCACAATATCGAGGATATCCCGCAAGACGGGTTTTCCATCTTTCATCTTAAAGACCTTGACCCCTAACTCTGCCATCGCTTTTGCGGCTTGCCTGGATGGATTTTGCAGGCTCACGAGAACTCTTTTTAATCCGGTACCAGCTTCAGTCCCTGCAATATTGACCTCTCCCAATTTACCAAAAATTGCGGCGGTAGTTTCAAGATCCAATCCAGACTTCTTGGCCATCGGACCGACCTTTCTAAATGCTTCTCCCATTTGAAGGAGATCGACTTTGGCTCCAGTAAAAGCATTTACCAAAACATCATTTACTCTTGTAAGATCCTCGGTCTGCAATTGAAATCCGGCCATAACTCCTGTTACAATATTTGCGGCCGATGCCAAGTCCAATTGAGCGGATGCGGCAAGCTCAAGAACTTTGGGCATTGATCCAATAATCTCCCCTGTCTTTTGGCCCGCCAATCCTAAAAAGACCATCGCCTCTGCGGCTTGTGATGCACTGAATTGAGTAGTCGCTCCCAGATCCTTAGCCAGCTTCTCAAGAGTTTTAAATTCCGATCCCGTTGCCTTTGTAACCGCTCCGACCATATTCATAGATGCTTGAAAGGTCGTCGCCGTCCTGATCGCCAATGCGCCAAATCCCGCAAGGGGTAATGTCATTTTTAATGACATATTTTTGCCGGCGTCCTTCATCTTCTTGCCGGCGCCCTGGACGGTCTTTCCCAATTTTTTGAAAGACTGATTGACATCATTGAGCGGCTTGACCAATCCCTTTAAAGAATTGCCAATCTTTTTGACCGGTCCGGAGGCCTTATCAAGAACCCTGAATATAACAGAAAGATCAAATGTCTGCGCCATTTAACGCTCCATCCATGATTTAACTTTTTCGATCCCCGCAAACCAAAATAATAGATCTCCCACTTCCATTTCCCAGATCTCTGATGGAGGGATCTTAAAAATATACGCTACCCCCCAGACTACTTCTTTCCAGTCTTGAGGGATGCCCCGAAAAAAGATTCAAGCTTCGCGGCAACTTTTAACAGATCATCGATATCAATCTCATCGGCAGAATCCACCGGAATGTCAGCAAGACTGGCAATCAATGGGATCACATCCTGCGGCTCAAGATTGCCACCCCTTTCCATAAAGTTCTCGGGAAGCGATCTTAAATGCTTCGCTTTTAATCGACCAAATCTCAATTCGGATACATTGACGGTCCCGCCTCCTTCTTTGGGGATCGGGATTGAATGTTCCAATTTTACAATTTGATCCATCGTTTTTTCATCTCTCATTTGAAATTATACCCTTTCTTAATTTTAAGATGCACTGGTGGTCTCAGTCCAATAAGGACCTTCAAAGACCAAGGGGGTTTCCCCCTCTCCACCCGTCACAGAAAAATTCCGCAGGCAGGTTGCGCCTTCCATGGTGTAAACCTTACCGCCTCCGGCCGAGCGAAAAATCACAGTTCCATTCTCCCTGATCGATGCGATATCGCTCAAGGAAACATCATCCCGATCTGTGACGGTGACCTCCAATTTGGCGACAATCGGATTCTCCTTGTATCCATGAATACCGGTATCACCCATTACGGATTCCAATTCAAAATTCGGAGCCCCTGAAATCCCGATGCCGCTGGCAACAGCACCGGCTTTGTTTAAAAGGGTCTCCCCATTTACCAGAACCTCAACTCTTCCTGTAATCCTTGCCATAACGCATTCCTCCTTTTATCAATTAAAAGACCCAGTGCCTGCGAAAGATCCTCGCGGACAGTGGGCCTCCTAATAAGTTGCCGAATTCTGTCTTTGATAAATTATTTAAATTCAGATTCCGATTACAAAATGAACTGGATCTGTGCCGCCAGAATCCTGAACTGATTAATCAGATCAGGCGGCAACAGAACGTCCACCCGATTTGGATCTGCGATATTTCTCTCAACCACCAGATTGTCAATAAACTCTTCAAGATTCTCGATCAATCCCTTGTCTCTCAATAGGGAGAAAAGGGCAATGGTTTCCTGCCTGACATCTTTTGGTCTCGCCACTTTCGATCCGGGCTGTACCGGAAATGTATCATCTGCCAATTTGAATCTGGGAATAATAAATCGGCTTATCATCCGAGCCTTGTATTGAAACCGGATCTCGCTCAATGTCGCAAGCGTCTGGACATCCAGATAACTGGGATCAGGGATACCAAGCGCATTTTCTTGATAGGTCGTGACGCATCGCTCAATCAGAGTGTTACCCCCCGAGTCCACGATGTATGTCGCAATCCCATCATACAAAAGGGTGTCCCTTTCGGCCCTGGTGAATCTACCATCGACAGGCGGAGGCAATATCCCTTGTAGCTCCAAAAAATGAAGGGGTCTCGCCGGATCAATATTCAGATTCCATGAAGCAACAGCGCCCAGAGCCGCCCCCCACTCTTCAGGGCAGATTGGAGAATCATTAACCCCGAGAATCGTATTATGCTGATTATTCCGACTATTACCAAGGGTCGTACAACTGGCTTGGGTTCCCCGCACGGATGTAAATCCATGCCCCTGAAGATCCTCAAGAGGTAAAAATCGATCATCCAGTTCATCCTCGAGTGATGTCAGATTAGCCGCATCAATGAAAGGCTGGATGATATAATGATACTGCTCATTATCAATCACCGCCCATACATCATCGAGGCTCGGATCTGTCGTCCCACCCGTCAATAGACTGACCCCATGAGATGTCAAGGGCAATCCAGAAAAGCAACTCGGAATTGTCTGATAATCATAATAATTTTCGCGGATGTTGATATAATTACCCAGAGTCCCAGACATCACAGCACTGACGCCGACCAATCCCAAACTGGTGGCGGCTGTTTGAGTAGCACCAACAGGCAATGCGGATGTGCTCTCAATCATGGAAACCAATTTGCTTGCGATCTTCTGACCGGAGTCATTGCTATAAATAGGAACCTGCAATTCATATCCATTGATCATCAAATACCAAGTGTGATCATTAGACACCGCATCAGCGACCAGCATCCCCGAAATATCAAGCTCGCCCGATGCCGCGTTGCCAGCAACCCCCGATCCGATGCACATGGCGTGCATCTCGGTGTTGGCATTATTCTCCTTAAAAGCATTGCACATCCGAGCCAATGGCGAACCGGTGCCAAAAAATCCGTCTGCGAGATTATCCCTTGAAATCGTCATGAGGGTATCATACGGAGCAGTGCCAGTCACCAGCTTCTGACCAATAATCAGAACCTTGTGCGGATTTTGAAGTAATCCCTGAAGAGCCCTGGAATTATCGATCTCGACATACCCCCCAGGAGTCCGCACTGTTGTGGGAATATTGTTAAATGTAATTGCCATAACTCATTCCTCCTTTGCTGTTTATTTTGCTCTTTCCGCACTCACGCGCTTAGCGGATTTAGCGGGTTTGCCGACGCTGACAGATCCATCTCTGATACGCCTTCTCCAATATCGACCTTCCTTTCCCCTCATCGGCTTTAGCATCCCCTTTGCGGGCAAAGGCTCATACGACATCGGATCACGAATAAGAAGGCCTTTCAGCGGTACCAAAAATGCGGTGTCTCCCTTCATATCCTTTCTCCTTTTTTATCAAGGTTTATATGTATCGAATCCTAATCCAAAGCCGAACCCAAAGGAGCCATCAACATCGGGATTGGATGTGAAGTCAACAATCGATTCCATGTCCAATTCAAATGCCTCGACTGGCACTCCGGTCACCGGCAAATTTGCGCTTGGTGATAAAACCCATTGAGCATATATGGTATCAAAATCTACAAGATCCTCCACTCCAGAATCAACACCATCCTCATCGTTGATCCTGGTACCGGTCACAAATTCAAATTGATACCAAAAACGCGCCCGATCAATTCCAAGGATACGACCCCCACCATAAGAAACAAGATCCTCTGTTTCGGGGATCTGCCATCCGAGTAACGCTTTAAACAACTCCGCCCGAATCTCAAATAAAGAATCATAGGCGGTCAATCCTGTCTTGTCCCGATCAGACGTCCCATTATCCAGAGCGACAATAACTCCAAATCGCTCGCTGATCTTTTGATTAATCCCACTATCATACTGATTTGGATTTACAGTCTCCGCCAATTGGACGACAAAGGCCATCTCCTTTTGCAAAGTCCCTCTTAATGCAAATGCCAATTCGGCCGCCCCGCCGACAAGATTCCCAAAGCGAGTCTCGGCTAACCTTAACTTTAATGCTATTGGACCTATCTTCATTTCAATGATCCCTTTACTGCATCTGCGATAATATCAGAGGCCTCTATTCCAACATCTTTTATAATATCATCACCATGCTCTTCAATTGCTGGCCAGAGCCAAGGTCTTGGCCCCATCTCTGACGTACCTTCCTCAAGCATCCGCGGATATGGAGGATTGGTTATTATCGAACCAACCTCAACCTCCATTGATCGGACATCAAAAATAACTGATTTTACCATATCCCCAGAATCAGTTGCGGGCGGTTCTCCTGGAGCCGATGCTTGATGCAATCTTGATCCCCGCCGATAAAGTTTTCCGGATTTCTTTTCGCGCATCATCGATTCGATAATCGTGTTGCGAATATCATTTGCCCCGATAACAAGGCGTTGGGTAATTCCGGCCGGCACTCGCAACATCGCCTCTCTCAATCGTCGATTGATCTGACTAAGACTGCGATTAAACTTTTTAAGCTCTTCTGATTTAAGTTCCATATTATACCGGATGTCCCACGCCTCGCTCCTCAATCTCTTCGGCGAGTATGATTAAAAACTCCCGCTCCTCTTTATGATCCGTTACTTCATGGATACGAAAGAGCCGTCCTTTAACAGATGATTCCTCCTCGACAAAAAGATAATATGTCGATTTCAATCCGACCAGATTCGGCATAAATTTAAAGGCGCTTGAAAACGCAAGACTAAATTCCCGTCCCAAAGACGCAACCTCAATAGCCATCACTTCAAGGACATGAGTCACATTCTCATTGACCTGTTCTCCTCGGACATATTTCGATCCCGATCCTTTTGATCCGACCGGCTTGAGTGACATCCAAACAGTCATGACCGGAGCCAATTGATCAAACTCCCCAGATGCGAAAGCCTCCGCAAAGGGTCTTCCAAATCCAAAATCGAACCCGCCATCCTCATTGGGTCTTTGATTTGGTATAAGAATCTGGACTCTCTCATTGAGTCTGGGCGTAAGCCAAGTCATATAAACCGCCTCATCGAATCATCACCCTTGATGTTCGACCAACAAGATCAAGCATCTTTTTCGCGTCCGGGGGAGGTTCCTTTCCCAAAGTTCTCCCTGCCGACAATGACGCCGCCCATAACTTGACCCCCTCGATTATCGGGGTCGGAACGTCCGTCGATGCCGTCCCATACCCAGCTTTAAACTCGATTCCAAAGCCGCCAAAATCCCGATCCGTGTTAATGGGAGGAGTAACGGATCTTTTCAAAATCAACTTCCCTGGAGTTGCCTCTGTCATGATATAATAATTATCAGAACTGTATATGGTTTCGATACCATCCTCATCCAAAGTAAAAACCTTATCGACAGAAATCAACGGAGGATGAGGGAGCTTGATCCTTATACTTGGCCAATAATCCATGAGCATTCTTATTGTCTGCTGAATTAGGGCTCGACCTAAATACTCCTCGGTGGATTTTCTCGCCGCTTTGATAAATCCTTCAAGCAAGGTATCCTCCGCATCCGTAATGATCCTGGCAAAAGTTTTTAACTCCGCTACTGTCACGGGCTCAATCGATGGCTCGGTAGTCACCTGCCAGGATCGGCCGCCAGAACTCGGGAGCGTCTTTGCAATAAGGCTCCCGGTCTTTTGGGCAAGCCTGGAGCTAAGCCCCTGATCTGTATATGGATAATATTCCATGTCAAGATCTCCAAAGATTATTCGCTAAGCGATTTCCTGATTTTATCCACTTGAGTCGCCGTTAGTCCCGAGGACGGAGCAGTCACTTGGATATCGAGCGTCTTTGCTATCTCAATAATATCTTTCGATCCCTTTCCCAATTCATCGGCCAACTGATAGACTCTTAAAACAGTTTCCCCCGAGTCCGCATCCTCAGTCTCATCGGATTCATCATCCAAATCGATATCAAGATCTTCATCATCCTTTTTCTCAGGCGCCTCTAATACTCCACCAAGCGGTTCCGGTGGAGTGAGCGATTCAGATGGATCAGGAACAACCCGAACTGCCAGATTGGACTTGAGAAACATCTTTGCCAAGCGCTGATTCATATCGATATCATTGATCTCATATATTTTGTCAGCAACAAATTTCTTGGATGTCAATCCGTCCATGGAACCGGGAACTGTCACCCGCATTTTAATAGCCGCCATTTTGACCCTCCTTTTTGGCAGTTTAATTTATCCGATCATTTACGCATTTACTCTTTCGTCGATATCACCACGCTCATCGATGATCGCCCATGTGTTATCAAGGACCGCCATCAAAGTGATCATGCAATCACTGGCCGCAGAGGTATTCATTTCAAATCGACTGATAAATCCGCCAATCGATCCCAGCATAATGCATCCCGAGGTGGAAACATCCACTTGGGTTTTATTGTTTGTCAAGGTACCAGTCGAATCGCCAAACAGACATAAAGTCACCACGCGTCCGGCAGATACCGAGGTCATCCAAAAGGATGAGCTAACAAGAGTGGCCGAACCATAGATAACAAAAGTGCCCGCATCCGCTGGTAAATTGCTCACCGCAAGAGCCGTCCCCAAAGCGGCAGGAACTTGACTGTCCTGCAATTGATCGTAGATCAGTACTCTGCGCAGATCCGCTCCGGCGATATCCCCGCCAGCTACCTCAAAGTTAGCGCCGCTCTCGACGGTCACTTGAGCGCCAGAATAAACGGCTGTCGATCCGCCAGATTCAACGGCAAAAGTTCCACCGCTATTAGCGACATATCGATTCCCTTCACGCTCCTTATATGTTTTTGTAAAATAAGTGTCATCGGCTACCATGATACAACACCTCCTTTTTATGACTCGACCAAATTGTTGCCATACTCAGCAACAATTGCCCAGGTATTATCAAGGACGGCTCTCAACAAGACTCCGCAATCACTGGCCGCAGATGTGTGCATCGTAAAACTGGCAATAGCACCGCCCAGAGAGCCCAGAATGATACATCCCGATGTGATGATAGCGCATGATGTATTGTCAGCGGTAAAGGTTCCCGATACATCCCCGACCAATCGGAGCAAGACCTCTCGACCGGCGGAAACAGATGTCAGCCAGAAAGATGCCTTTGAAGCCGATACAGCGGCGAGGATCGTTACGATCCTGACATTCGCTGGTAGATTTGAAACAGGGAGAACGGATTCAGTCGCCAGTACTCCACCCGTTTCAATAAGCTCCGGGCCACCCCATTCGCTGATAAGTAACTTTCGCATATCAAGACCGGCCAGATCGGCCCCGGCCAATTCCAGATTTGTTCCGCTCTCGACGGTCATCTGCGCACCGGAGTAAACGGCCAATGAGCCAATGGATTCCACGGCAAATGCTCCACCGCTTCCGGCAACATATCGATCCCCGCCCCGCTCATGATATGTAGTTGTGTTATAAGTTTCGTCCTGTGCCATAATGCATTTCCTCCTTTAAGCCGTCAGGGGTTGATTTCCCCTGACGGCTTAAGCATTTATATCCTGATCAAACTGCGGATCAATTATCCAGTGAGCCGGACAGTATTAACCGGCCAATCTGCCGCTTTCTCAAGGATCGCGATTGCGCAAATACCAAGGGCACTGGCATCCCCATTATCGCTTACAGATAATACCAAGCGGACCCAGCGATGATCTCCGACATATCCGGCAGGATGACATTTCGATTCCCAATAACTCTGGTGATCCGCGCTGACTCCACCAAGGCAGAGAAAAGTGCCATTGTTAATACCGGAGCCGGCATTGCTGACTGCCAAAACCCCCATGGAAGCGCTTCCCCAGCCATCGGTATCAGATCCGTCGGCAGACCCGAGGACAGTATCGCTATCTCCCAGTCTGAGATCAACAAGGATCTGCTCGGCAGAACAATTCGACCAAACCACAGTCCCTGCCGCATTACTGGTGCCATGTTGCATCCTGACCCAGCCGCAAGAATCAACGGAAACCAATGCAGATGCAACCCCCGAAATCTCTCCCATATTGACAACAAAGGTCAGGGTTTCATACCCCTGCCTGTCGACTGTCGCTCCAGTCACCGAGCCTGTGCTATAAGACTGCGGCGCAAGCACCTCGAAAAATCGTTTGTTTGAATATCCATCTCTTACACTTGCCATAACTATTCCTCCTTTTAATAGGATATTTGGTTTTTATTAAGCGATCATTTTCGATCCAATCGGATCTCTTATGCCGCAATCACGCCAATTTTGATCGCCTGGAAATTAATGACATCCCCGCCGACCCGTTTACGAGTATAAAACTCGATCATGGGTTTTTGGGTGAAAGGATCTCTCTGAATCGTGATCCCCAAACGATCAACTACCATATAGGCCTCTGTCCAATCTGCGATTGCCACAGACAGAGCCCCTGCCGCAACTACCGGCATCGTGGTAGACATCCTGACATCCAAGCCAAGGATCGTGCTGTTGCGCTCTTCCGTCAGGCCGGGCTTCCAGATATAATTTCCCTGGCCATCTTTGAGTTGCATTGTTGCCGCAACAGTCAATCGATTCATCAGCCAGGACGCTCGTTGCAGATACTGCTCGATCAATCGATACATGACATCGATGAATCCATCCGCTGTCACTGCGGCAGCAGCTCCCATATTCTGTTGCTCAATCCGGCCCCACTGATCTGTTCCAGCAGTATCGTAACCATCATAGGTCAAGAAACCCCTGGGTTTTCCAACTCCGTCACCCCCAACAAATGCGGCGCCCTCTCCTCTCATAAAACGATTGGAGACTTTATCGGCCAGCCAATTTTCGATATTGATCGCCGAGTCTTCCAAAAGACTCTGACTCGCGCGTGGCTTGGCATACATGATATGGACGGGGATTCTCTTTTTGAAGAGCTGAGGAGTATCGGTCTCATCCCCGGCAACGGTCTCGGCCTCCCAGCCCCAGCCAGCTTCGCCATAATCAACCAGCCATTCGATAGCATCCGTGGAAATGGTTTCAACAGATGCCAGCTGACGGATCGGATCGGCTTCAAATAATCGGGTAACAATCCGATTGCTCATAACGGGGGTAACGGTATATCCGCCATCGGGATCGATCCCGATCGAAAGGGCCTTGATCTGATCGGCCCTGGAATTCCACGTATTGGAATTTGTCCGCAGAAAATCAGTGAACGCCGATGTATAGGCTTTATACTCATCGATATTAAAAGACTCGGTCAGCTTTTTGGCATGTTCCCAAGTGACCTGCTTTTGACCGGATACGACTGCGGCATTGATCGCAAACATCGCCGCCTCGGACTCCATCTTTGCCGCTTCCTCGATCTGCTTTACGCTGACAGCATTCGGGGTCCTTTTCAGGGCGACCTCGATCGAGTCCATCCGCTCGGTGAGCTTCTTTTCCTCTTCAGCCCTGATCGCCATTTTGGCATCCAGATCAGCCTGCCGCGTTGTGATGTCTTCGCCCAGCTTGACGATCTTACCTTCGACCAGGGTATCAAATTTCCCTTCGGTCTGATCGACCACCAGCTTCAATGCCTCATGGGCTTTGCGAAGCTCATCGTAATTGCCTTTGATATTTTCGCCAAATGCGGCGATCTCTTCCTTAACCTGCTTTACAACTTTAGGCTCGGGAGTCTGGGTATTTTCATCTGCCATGATTACAACCTCCTTTTTAATAATCCAAGTTAAGTTAAAATACCTTTGATCGATGATGCTATCTGATTATTCTTTTGAAAGGCCTCAAGATCCTGATTGGTCTCCTTGAGCCCATCCAATATGCCGGATAACACATCATCATGTAACAGCGCATCGTCCCTCCCAGCCTCCCGCAGGGATGGCTTGCACATCTTGACAAGGAGCTTTGCCGAGCATTCTGATAGACCTTCCACCTCCCGTAGAATCCTCTCCAGTTCTCGCTCGGTCTTTGCTCCCTTTATCTGTTTCACGGTCGTGACTGTGGCTCCAAGTTTTGCCGGAAAAGTGACAATGCTCAGCTCCCACAGATCGACCTTTTTCAGATCACGAATCTTTTTCTTTTTATCCACCTCAAATTCAAGGGCGTCATATCCGATTGATAATCCCAGTTTAAAAGTCCCCAGCTCTGCGCCCAGTTTCATGATCTCATAAACATCATTTCCCAATTGAGTCGCAAGAGCCAATTTCCCCTCAGCCGCCAATCCCTTTTTATTCTCCATCAGCGATTTCCAGACGCCTGGGATCTTATCAGATCGATGTTGCCAGAGCATGGCAACCCCCGTACGATTGCGACCGCCCTTTGCCAAGGTCTCGGTAAAAGCCCCTCGGCTGACAAGGTCTCGATGAGCATCCGGGGAGCGATTAAATAGCGATCCCCAGCCCTTGAATGTTCCATCCTTTTTGATATCCTCGGCCTTGACCTCAAATGGAATATCCAAATACGGTTCTTTTATTGCCATGATCCTATCCTCCTTCCTATTTATTCTTTTTCAAAAACGATATCATTACCCTGATCCGACAAAGGCTTTAAATGGAGATTGTCCCCATAAGCAATTTCGTCAGGGATCATTTCGGGAAACGCCTTGCAAACATTTCGCTCTGATAATTCGGTTCCATCGGGTTGGGATATCCCGATATAGTGCTTGCATTTTCTCTGAAAACATCCGGGTTCTGCGAGCATTTTATTTTCCTTTTAGTTTATCAACTAATAATCTTTCGAGTTCCTTTGGAAGTCGATTTCCAGGTTGTCCATAATTCGGAGATAATAAAGAAGCCATAACCTCAGAAAAGGCCTCCGAAGAACTTGTCCCAGAATATTTAGTCACATTTTTTCGAAACCAGGAAGCCCCTTTCTTATTAAAAAAAACATCCCAGGCTTTTCTTGATATTGGCTTCCCGGACGTTCTATAATGATGAGCTAACTCATGCATTAATGATACTAACGGATCATTAAACGCAGATGAAGTTGAGTGACCCCCCAAAAGACTATTGCCTGTCGCCCGAGATGAAAGCAAACTAACGCTATGATGGTGGCCCGCCAACTCAATTCGCCCAGGCTGAGCAACCCCTCCCCAATATCTTCCCCATGCGCCCATCGGTTTGCCCGCCAGTCTTTCCAAATTTTTCTCATTAAAAATCGTAAGAGAATCCAGTTTTCGAGATTTTCTTATTATCTCTCCAAATCCAGGATTACGCTTGACAGTATCCGCAATATGCCGGCCGATCTTGTTCATTCCATCAATCGAACTTTTTTCTTTTCTATATCCCTTAAAAGTTGTTTTATGTATTTTAAATCGCTGTTTCATTTGCTTTTGTCCATCTTTGAGATTCTTAACCTGAATCCATTCGGATGGATCTGTTAAATCGATTGTCGGAACATGTGGCTTTAATTTATCTGTTCGCTTGACCGTATGGTAGAGCAACACGCAACGGCAGCGCACAACATTTCCCGCAGATCCTTTAGGATCGCCAGGGAATGAAAGTGCCTGTCCTGTCTTGATGAATTGACCATCTTGAGATGTCTTCTCTCCATCGGGTCCCGCAGGAAACTTTAGATAATGTTCAAATTTATCCTTTCTCGCTCTGGATCTTGTCCGATCATCTTTTGCGGATACCCATTCCCTTTCCATTTCAATCCGAGTGCTGGCAATCGCAGTATCCATGCTTTTAACCGCGGCAGAATGAGTTTCCGTCAAGGCAATCGTCCTGGCCCTATGGGGATTGACCGCCTTGCTCTGTTTCCTGACTCTTTTGGCGATGCCCCGATGATCCTCCCCTTCGCCCATCCCTTTTTGAATCACCCTGGCGATATTCTCTTTAGTCGTCTTTTGGACGCGCCTGACCTTTTGCGCAGTCTGGGATGAAGTCCATGCATTTATGGACTTCCAAAACTCATCTTTCGGACCCTTGGATTCATAGGCGACAAGGCTCTTGACATCCTCCATAATCGAATAAGTCTTATTTCCAAACGTAGTGGCTACCCGTTTATAATGTCGCCCAAATATCTTCGCTAAGCGAGCCCTCTCCAGATCGACAGAATGATCCACCGCATCGAGCACCCCTTGCTGAACAAGAGTTGCCGCATTCATATATTGTCGACCAAGGACCGGTCTCAGTTCTCTGGCAAAGATATTTTCCAAAACAACCATTTGTCTTTCAAACTCCTGTTGCCATAATCGCTTTGCCCTTGTGTTGGTAATGTTGATCATCCACTCGCCGCCTCAAACGCATTTTCGACTTCTATTCAAAAGATCCTCCATGATCTTTGCAATGAGTTTTTGCCGCTGATTTGCTCCAAATCTTTTTCTTATATCGCAATGCCTGAACTTCAGACTTAGTCCCTTTGATTCCAAAGATATAATCAATGCATTTTTTACCAGACCGCTGAAAACAATTAACGCGCGCAAACTTATCGTATTTCTCCGGCGAATTTAATCGACAAGAAAACTCATTTGGAAATGGTTTCAAATCGGTCGGATCAACTCCCTTTTCTTCCGGATCAAAATAACCAAGTATCTGATCGATCTCGTCCTCCTCATATCCCTGATCGATCAGATCCTGTATCAGCTTTTCCTCGTCCTCCTCTTCTTCCTCGTCAATCTGATCATCGATATCAGATCCGGCTCCTAACGGAATCATGCTTGATTGTACAAGGATGACATCCCCGCCATCTACCTGATCAAAGCCGACTATCTCCCGCTTCTCATTGATTGTCAGAAACTCGCTTTCCTGCGATCGTTTCCAAAGCAGATTTCTTTTGGCAGCAAGCGCTGGGATGTCATCCAGAATGTAATCAAGAAATAACTTACTATCCTTGTCATATACCCAATTGTTTAATTCTCCTCGAATATAATTCAAATAAAAAAAGATGATCGTTTCATAAAAGGCTTCCCGCGCCTCTTTATAATTAGCAAAGGTCGCCTCCCCAGGAATTCCCAAAAGCATCGGGGGAACTCCATAACCCATGGCGATCTTACGCATCAATCTTAAATCGCCCTCGGAGAAATCCATGTCGGTGGGCGACCATCCATACGGCTCCGCCTTAGTGCCACGCTCGCCGGTTATAATCAGATCTTTTCCTACATGCTCCGCCCCTGTCCGCTGTTGCATCCGCTCTTCCAATTGATCAAAGGCCTCTTCTCCGACAGCCCCGATCAAAGTGAATATCATCCCTGGTCTCCCCTGATTATCAAGGAGCGCCTTATTCCACTGGGTCGCCGAATTACTCGTATCGATTTCCCTTGCAGTGGACTCGGTCGGAGCCGCTCCCCACCAATCATCGAGAGGATGAAAGGATTTCAGATGAAGAACATCTGCCTGCTGAGTTATGGGATCGACATCCCATTCAGTAGATCTTCCCTGAACAGTATAAACATATTTTTCCAATTGCCCCGATGTCGGATTGACTTTTTGTTTAAATCGATCAGGACGCAGGGCATAGAGTTCTTTGATCACATCCTTATTCGGACCTGTATCCGGTTTGATCCTTTCTAAAAAACTATTTCCCGACATAACAAGATATGCCGTCGCTTTGAGAATGATCGCTGTCAGCGACTCATTCGGATTCGGCCGCTTTAAGACATCATTCATCGGATCATCTGGGACAATTGCCCGCCCGCCGCTCGGTAAATGCTCAAAGACACTCCACGGGACAGATGCCGTAGCCATGGCGATCTCACTGATCGATCTAAACGCGGTTACATTTTTAAGATATGTCTCCCTCGCAAAATTATCATATCCTCGGGGAGTCCAGATCACCCCGCCAGATCCAGGCGTTGTAATTATGGATGCCGTTCGACTATCCTTTTTACCGCCACTCCAAGAATCCTTGATCCATTGAATCAGCCCCATATTAAGCTTCTCCGTTGTAAGCCCTATTCAACCAGCCTTCCAAAAACTTCTTATATTTTGGTTTATTGACTACCAATCTCCGATAAAATCCTGCCGCCTCAGATCGAATACAGGCAACAAGCCTATCGGATGGAATCGACTCAATTGCCTGATAAGATATCGGTCCGAGGACTCCATCGTCTTTGATATCCTTCTTACCACAAGCACGTAATGCTCTTTGCACAAGCTTAGCGGCTTGCCTGGCTCCCATATTGATTGCCAGATCAAAGACTTTAGTCGCGACATCGTCATCGCTGATCCGCTGATATCCGTATTGATCCCACCACCGACGTTTATAAAAGGCAATCGCATCATCGATGTCCATTGCTCGGATGTCGTCAGCATCGATATCGCCATCGAGATCGATATCGATATCCAGGGATCTCAAAGTCACTCCAAAATTTGTAGCCCCGGCATGATCCTCGGTATATCCGCCCTCATGTTTTAGTACGATCCTTATTGCTTTTTCGTAATCGGCCATGATCAATTCCTTTGTTATTATTTTTGGATGATTCATCGTCCCTTTTGAGATAGCATCCGGGACAACACTTCCGATGAGAATCATCAATATGAACAATATGAGTATCTTTTTTACAAACATCGCATTTCATTTTGGATCATCAAATATTTTTGTAACCGTCTTATCCTTCTTATCTCTGGCTTTAAGGATTTCATCCTCGATCACGATTTTGTATTGCCCCTGCGCAATCTGATCAATGACCCTTTGGGCCGCAATCGTATGACCTTCAAATTGTTGATAGACATCCACAAGCCTTGCAGCAACAATTCCAGTCTTGATTTCATAGCTCCTGACAAGCTCCGTATAATCAGTCGCAAGATCCTTTAATTCTTTTTTCTCCGATTCAAGACGTTCCTTTTCAGCGGCATCCCGATCTTCAAATTGCTTAGCCAGTTTGGGGCGCTCATATCTGATCAACCACACTACTATAATAACAATGACGCCACAGGCCAGAATGAATAATCCCATCCAACCCCAGTCTGCCAGATATCGGGAATATCCTGCCGCCGTTTCAGCGCCATTAGCCATTAGCCACCCACCATGCTTTCGGGTTCTTTTTGATC